GAGGCAAAGGACAGCTACGAGACCTGGGACGAGGTGGGCAAGCTTCTGGAGCAGCGGCGGAGATTGGTGGAGAGCGAACGCCGTCGCTATGTGGAAATGCAACAGGTGATCACGGCAGACCGGGCCATGCTCTTGATTTCTGCACTGGTAGACATTGTGAGGCAACACGTTGATGACCGCAGCATTTTGGCCGCAATCTCGACAGACGTTGGAAAGCTCATTGCTGTCGATGTTCCAAACGGGACTGGTCGGGAATGATGCGGACCCCGTCCCTGACCGGGTGACAGACCTGTATGCCTGGACCACGACACATCGGGCTTTTCTGGCCGAGGATAAGCCCATCGACTTCAAGACACACCCCTACCTGATCGGCCTCTACAAACTGGATGCCCAACGGGTGGTGATCTCCAAAGCGGCTCAGTTAGGCGTCTCAGAGTATGCCGTCTCCTATGCTCTTCATGCCGCCGACCAGCGCCGGGCCAATGTGCTCTACATCTTCCCCAGCGACCGCACCATCAGCGACTTCTCCGCCGCCCGTATCGCCCCGGCCATCGAAGCCAGCACCTACTTGAAAATGATAGTTGAGAATCGAGAGGGGGGGCGTCGAGGGGTTGACCAGACGCAACTCAAACGTATTCGTAATCGGTACCTGTATCTGCGCGGTGGCATGGTCAAGCCGGATGGTCGGGCGCCACAACTCAAATCCATTGACGCCGACGTGCTGATCATGGACGAGTTTGACGAGATGGATCCCCGAGCGCCCAGCATTGCCCAGAAGCGTCTGGGACACAGTCGCATTGCCGAGGAACGGCTGATCTCTACACCGTCCTATCCTGGAATGGGGGTGCACGCCAAGTTCTTGGAATCGGACCAACGCCACTGGTTCGTGGCGTGTCCTCATTGCAGACACAAGCAGACCATGACCCTAGCCCATGTGGTCACGGAGTTTGACCAGCTGGAGAGGCCCGTCCACTGGCACGGCCAGGACGAGAATCGGGCATGGGTGGCCTGTGATCGATGCGGCGGGGAACTGGATCGGCTGGGGCCAGGGGAATGGGTAGCCCAGCACCCTGGCCGGGGGCTGGTGGGCTACCACATGAACAAGCTATTCAGTCCCCATGTGGTGCTGGACGAGCTGATCGTCAACCTCCAGACCACGGACGAGACGAAGCGCAAGGAGGCCATGAACCAGGACTGGGGCCTGCCGTACAAGCCCAAGGGCGGCGGCCTGGACGACGAGATCCTGGACGGCTGTATGCGGGACTACGCCATGAAACCCGTGGCCGGGGAGAGAACGGTCATGGGGGTGGATGTGGGCAAGGTTCTGAATGTTGTGATTCGTGGCCCGGAAGATAGTGAAACCGGGGAGCGTCCCTTGCGGTATGCCGGGGAGGTGGCGGGATTTGAAGAGGCGAGCCACCTGCTGCGGCGCTATCGGGTGAAGTGCTGCGTGGTGGACGCCAATCCGGAGGTACGGGAGGCCCGGCGTTTTCAGGCCAGCCAGCGGGCAGGGCTGGTGTGGGTCTGCTACTACAGCCTGGGCCATCAGGGGATGAAGACAGAGGAACCGTTGGATTGGAAAGACGATGACGGACGGGTGGATGTGGACCGTACCCGCATGATGGACGAGACGGTGAGCCGCTTTGTGGAGCAGGCGAACACCCTGCCGAGCAATGCTCAATCCATCCCCAACTACTACGATCAGTTGAAGGCTCCCGTGCGCTTGACGGTGGCCAGGGGCGGGGATGGGGTGCAGGTCGCCCGCTACGTGGAGACCGGCGCAGACCACTACGCCCACGCCGAGACGTACTGCACGATTGCCAGTATGCGGCCGGCCGTGGTGCGACTGCACCGTGTTCCCCAGGCCAAGACGAGGGGCTGGCAATGAAGCTGATCACAGCAGAGACCCGCAGGATCTTTGAGGAGTTGACCGACGTGCGCCTTGCTCGACGGGCCACGACCGATGCAATGGAGCGCATTCGACTGCGCAACCGACAGGGAGAGTTGACGCAACAGTATTGGCGTCTGTTCTGGCAAAGCCGGAAGGAGCAAACATGAGCGACAAGAATCTCAACATCAAGAAGGATGGGGTCCGGGCGCTGGCCGGAAAGCGGATCACTCTGGATCGCTACCAGTCCAACCAGAGTGCGCTGGGGCTATACGCCATCCAATCGCCAGATGAACCGGATCTGTTGTGGCACCTGCGGCGGCTGGACCTCAACACGGTGTCGGCGTACAGCACGGACCAACTGATCGATCTGCTGGCCGACCTGTCTCCGGAGGTGGGCAAGGCGTTATGGGACTTCTTGCGTCTGTGTAATCCAGGGTGGGAAATCACGGCCTATCGGCTGGATTCCGATACGATCAACGCCCAGGCGCAGGCGGCCATCGATACCTTTCTGGACACGCTGACCGACCTCTACGGGTCAGTTGATGTACCGATCAACCGTATGTTTCTCAACGCCTTTCTGCGGGGTGCGATTGTGTGCGAGATGGTCCTGGATCAAGGGCGAACTGCCGTGGATCTGGCCGTCCCGGACCCGTGGGCCTTGCGCTTTCGGAGAGAGCCGGATGCTGTACGCGGCCAGGTGTGGCGGCTGGGCCAGTTCCAGGATGGCAAGTGGGTGAGCCTGGAACTGGACACGGTGCGCTATGCGCCCGTAGATCCCCACGCCAACAGTCCTTATGGTCGGCCCCTGGTCGGCCCGGCGCTCTTTTCGGCACTCTTCCTGCTGGGCATGTTGCACGATCTGCGCCGGGTGGTAGAGCAGCAGGGCTATCCTCGGCTGGATCTGGCGGTGGATATGGAGAAGTTGGTGAACATGATGCCCGACGATCTGGCGGACAGCCCGGAGGATGCCCAGGAGTGGATCAATGCAGCCTTCACCGAAATCCAAGAGGTGTACGGGAGCCTTGCGCCGGATGACGCCTACATCCACGGGGACAGCATCACGGTCAATCGGCCAGTGGGGGCGGTGGGGGCCGATGCGCTTGGGTCCATCGACAACCTGATCCGCTCCCTGGAACGCATGGTGACTCGTGGCCTGAAGACCATGCCACTGATGATGGGGAGCAACGAGGCGGTCAGCGAAACCCACGCCAACCGGCAGTGGGAGATTATGGCGGCTGGCCTCAAGAGCATCCAGCATCTGGCAGAATCCCTGTTGGGCAATCTGTTGAAAGTGATGTGCGAGGCACAGGGCATCCAGACAACGGTGACGGTGCGCTTCGCAGAATTGCGGGCGGCGGAAGAGCTGCGGGATGCCCAGTCCGAGGCGATGAAGATTGCCAACGCCAAGAGCAAGTACGAGCAGGGATGGATCTCCCAGGACGAGGCGGCGCTGGAAGTGACTGGCCATGAGGCTGACCAGGAAGAGCCGAGGGGCCCATCAGACGGCCTGGCCGGCCTGGGCAGCATCCTGGCCGGTGGACCTGCCAACGACGGTGAAGAGCGCCGGGGGCCAGCCCTGGACATGGAGGTACGGTCCCGCAAGACGACCATCCCAACCGGGGCAGACAAACCTCTGCCCGACGTGCCGGTGGAGCAGTTGGATGTGGACGAGATCCTGGCGGCTCTGGCTGAGTGGGACCGATTGAGCGAGGAAGAACATGCCGGGCTGTTGGCGGCCACACCGGACGGCAGCGAGGGTGACCTGTGGGCAGTTCTGGCCGGGCTGGTGGCGGCATCTCTCTGGCAGTACCGGGCCTCTTCCCGTCGCTACGTGAACACGGCGACGGGTACGATGTTGACCCGCAACCAGTTGATCGACCTGCGAGACGCCTTCACGGTGCAGGTGCGGGCAGAAGCTCGGAACATCACGGCAGCCATGCTGGACGGAGAAAGCACGCTGCAACGCTGGCTGCTGGACATGCAGGACATGGTACGCAACACGCATACGAACCAGTTCATGCTGGGCCGGGGCGGGGTAGGCATGGTCATGGAGGCAGACCTGCCCATGGTGGAGCAGGTGATCAATGACCAGTACGGCTATCTGCAGGGCTTTGCCGATGACATCGCCGCAGGGAATGTGAGCGATGGTCGTATGCTGGCCCGGGCGCAGATGTACGCCGACGCCGGGACGCAGAGCTACGAGCGGGGTCTGGCCCTGGCCTATGGGCTGCCGTCTCTGCCGGCCTATCCGGGCGACGGCGGCACACAGTGCCTGTCCAACTGCAAGTGTCGCTGGTCGATCACCGAGGACGAGGAGGCGTGGTACTGCTACTGGACCCTGGGCATTGCCGAGCATTGTCCGGACTGCGTAGATCGGGCGTCCACATGGAATCCGTTGATCGTGCCCAAAGCGACGGCCAGAAATCGGGCCGATCTGGACACTGTGCTGGCCGGGATGGAGAACGGCCATGTCCATTGAGCAGATCCGGGCGTTGCTGTCGGCAGAGGCCCAGGCGATGAAGGATCAGCGCATCCGGTTGTTGGCGCTGGTCGGGCTGGTGGAAACGTACTTGGAAGCGGCCACGGTACCGGACGATGAATCTGAACTGTGGATGGCAAGACGCCGGGCCTGGCTGATGGAGTTGGCGGCGATTGAGGTTTACCTGGGCTTGCCCAGGTCCGTACTGCCCAAGGCCGAGCGCCGGGCTGCACACAATGCAGACCGAAGGAATGGGCACGCACACGATCCAAGATCATCCAGACCCAGCTGAAGGATATAAGAGGGGGAACCATGTTTGTAATGGGCCGCATACGAATAGCTTTGGAGATTCAAGGGGATGTCGTACATCAGATCGAGGCAGCACTGAACAGCTTGTCATCGGTATCGGCCAGCGGCGGCACAACCACCGTGCCGACCGGAGTCAGCTTGCCTTGCGCACACCTGGGCAGCACGGATGTAGGAGCGCAGGGAGAGCGACAGGCAGCAGGGGAGGGATGGTGGCCCAGAACCTTCGAGGGAAACGATATCGGGGTCCTGGCTATCACCAAGGAAGAGCTGCTGACAGCAGGGTTGGGCGAGACGGGGTTTCATTCGGGATAAGAAGAGTTATACAGAATAAAAATGCGTTTCCCCAGATGGGCGTCCCTCCCCCACAAGCTTTTACGGGGTTGGTAGGTAAACCCGGTTCATTGCCCGGTCACAGTCGGCCATGAACGCTCTGCCCAGCTCTCGGTCTGACATGCTCCACCCAGCCAAGTGTAGGGCTTCTCTGGCTTCGGTTGCCCCTTCGATGCACACGTCGAACCCAGCTAACAGATCGGCGTGTGTACGCTTCATCAACGTGGGCGGCGTGGTGTTGGCAATAGCCCGCCGTCCCCGGTTCAGGGTGTTCAGAAAGTCTACAAAAGCCTGATCGGTTGGTCGGTTGGAGCGAATGGACGTATAGAGGGTTTGGGTGACCTCGGTGGCGTTGTCCAGATGGGGCATAATGAGATCGATATACGAGACGGCCATCTGTCGATCATTGGCATCTTGTACTTGCCCATAGAGCCAGAATCCGGCTACAACTAGAACGACAACGATCAAAACTGGGATGGTCTTTTTGTTCATGGAGGGAGATCCTTTCTTGTTTAGGTGAAACGGTTATATGTTACCACATCACCAAGATTTCTGTTTTGCATTTTCCCATTGACACCGCACGAACATCCGTGCTATACTCAAGCCACGTTCGACCGTAGGTTCCTGGCAGGTGAAAGTCTGCTCCATGCAGTGTAGACGACGCATTGTCACCCCTTTGTGAGTCTCTAGCCTGCCAGGGACCGGTCGAATGTCCATATTACTGTCGCCCCCGGTGCGAACACCTGCGGCGAGATTGCCATCATTGGCAGTCTCGCCGCTTTTTTGTTGCCCATCACCAGTCAGGAGCCTTGTCCATGAATCTCGACAACCAAATTTTTGAGCATCCCGCCAGGGTGCAGACGGTGGCCGAAGGTGGCGACTTGATGGCCCTGCTGACGGAGCGGCACGCTCTGGACGGGGATGCCCTGGCCGAGCACGCCCCGTTCTTCTTCCGGGCAGAGATTTCCAGCGACCGGCTGGACGCCTATTTCACCCGCATGCACCGCACCAGCCTGGTCAACTACGCCCAGGACGCCCAGGCAGGCGTCACGTTCCTGGACAGCCACAACCATCGCACGATGGGCTTTGGCCGGTCCCTGACGGGTGTCTTCCTGCCGGGCGATGACGTGCAGACGGTCCAGGCGGATTTCTACACCGTGCGGGGCCTGACGCTCAACGGGGTCAACACCGACCACCTGATCGCCGGCATCCGCACGGGGCTGGTCAAAGATGTGTCCATTGGCTTCTATGGGGGCGAACACGTCTGCTCGGTGTGTGGGCTGGATCTGTGGGACTGGGACTGCCCGCACATTCCCGGCTTCAAATATCCTGGCGCCACGGATGAAGACGGGAATCGAGGGACCGAACAGGTGGCCTTTGCCTGGGTGTGGGAGGCCCGGCTTGCTGAGGTCTCTGCTGTCTACGATGGGGCCACGCCAGGGGCGGCCATCCTCAAAGCCCAGCAGGAGGCCGAGGCCGGACGGCTCAAGTCTGCACAGATTCGCATGATCGAAAACCGTTACCGTATTGCTCTTCCCGGACGCCGTCAATCGTGGGCCGGGGCAACTTTCTCACAGGAGGAAACCATGCCGATGGATGACAAGCAGCAGGACCAGAAGGACACCCAGCCCCAGGCCGACGAGCGTCTCCAGGTGCTGGAACGGGTGGAGGCAGCCCTGGCCGACATGGACGGGGCCAACGTCGAAGCAAAGCTGGCCGGGCTGATGGCTGAACGCACTGCCCAGGCGCAGAGGGTCAAAGACCTCACCGCCGAGGTAGACCGGCTCAAGCCCCTGGCCGACGACGGGGCCACCTACCGGGCCGACCTGATCGACAACGCCCTGGCCGAAGGTGTTCGGGCCTACGGCGACAGCTTCGACGCCGACACCTACAGCGCCCTTATGGGTCAATCCGATCTCGTTGTCATCAAGCGGCTGCGGGACGACTGGAAGGTCATCGGGGATGGTCGATTCCCCCACGGTCGCCAGACGAAGGACCAGCACGAAAACGGGGCCACCCCCTCCCCTGCCGGTGACATCCCCGCTCACGCTTTCCGGGCCTAGAATCTCGGCTTCGAGATTTTAGCAAGAATCTCAACAACAAGACGCATAGATCAGGAGGACTCAACTCATGGCAGATCCACGCAAGACCGAATCGTTTGAGGGAATTGGGGCGGTGTACGCCACTTACCTCATCGACAACAGCACCATCACCTACAGCGCTAGCGAGACGAACGGCAGTGCCCAGGTGGGCTTGGCCGTGACCCTCAGCGCCGCCAAGACCGTTGCCCTGGCCGCCGACGCCGAGGCTGTCATCGGCAAGCTGATCCGGGTGGAAGCCGACAACCGGGCCGTGGTCCAGGTGGCCGGCTACATGACCTTGCCGGGCGGGGACAGCGCCACGCTGACCCTGGGCAGCAAGATCGTGGGCGACCTGGGCGCAGCCAGTGCCAAGGGCTACATCCGCAGTGCGGCCAGCGCCACCGCCGCCGAACTCGCCGTCCAGTCCGGTGTCATCCACGATGCCGGCACCACGACCGCCGTGGTCGTCAAGTTCTAGAAGTTCTGGGCCAGGCCTAGACTCTCACAATCCAGAATCAACAGGAGGAACATCATGCAAGACAAGACCACACGACCCGGCCCGGCTGACCTGTTCGCACAGATGGGGCCGCAGATGTACCGGGCGGCCTACAAAGAGGGCATGTCCCTCTCTGCATGGCTGGAAAAGCAAAATCCATCCGGGCAGTACAAGGACGGGCTGGACGCCTTCTCCCGGATGATGATGCAGGCCGGCATCGTCACCCGCAGCGACACCCAGGCAGGCTACCATGCCGACAAGTTCGAGAAGTTCTACGAGAACGAGCAGACCCGCAGTCTGCTGCCCGAGTGGTGGGCGCGGCGCTGGCGGGAAGCGGCTACCGGTCGTCCCGTCACCACCCGTGCCACCTATGGCAGCGACGACGCCGCGGTGGGGAGCCTGAACAACCCCTACATCGACAACGGGGTGGCCCGGTGGGATCAGCAGATCGCCCCGGCCATTCCGATCAGCCAACTCGTTGCCATCACCACGCCCATCGATGGCAACACCTATCGCAGCACCTACCTGACCAACAGCGCCGCCAACCAGCGGCTGGTGCGGGTGGGCGAGTCTGCGGACATCCCGACCGTCAAGCTGACTGAGAGCGACCGCACGGTCACGCTCTACAAGTTTGGCCGGGGGCTGGAAGCCACCTACGAAAGTCTGCGCCGGATGCGCATCGACAAGGTGGCCATGCACATCGCTCGCATGGCGGTGCAGGCCGAGACGGACAAGCTGGCCGCTATCTTGGATGTCATCGTGAACGGCGACGGCAACTCCGGCACCAGCGCTACCAACTACAACCTGACCACCCTGGACAGTGCGGCCAGTGCGGGCACGCTCACGCTCAAGGGCTGGCTGGCCTTCAAGATGAAGTTTGCCAACCCCTACATGCTGACGACCGCCCTGGCGACCGAGGCGACTGCTCTGCAGATGATGCTGCTGAACACCGGCAGCGGGAACACCCCCCTGGTCACTATCCAGGCGGCATCCGGGTTCGGTGGCTTCAACCAGATCAACCCTGGCCTGCGGGACGGTGTGGCCCTGGGCTGGACCGCCGAGGCGCCGACGCTCAAGATCGTCGCCATTGACAACCGGTTCGCCATCGAGCGGGTCTACGAGATGGGGGCCAACGTCCAGGAGACGGAGCGCTTCATCCGCAACCAGACCGAACTGATGACCTTCTCCGAGGTTGAAGGCTACGCCGTCATCGACGCCAATGCCATGCTGACCCTGAACGTCAACGCCTAACCAGGAGGACACCCATGTCCTATGTGACGATCCGTAGTGCGACTGGCGACAACCGGGTCGTGCTGTGGGAACGAGATCCGAAACATCCAGGTGGCGAGGTGTTCGTAGCTGGTGACAATCCTGTGGCCGTGTGCCTAACGGCTGCGGTGACTGATCGTATCCGGGACGGCTTGCTGGACGTGGTGGAAGTCGGAACGAGAGTGGACGCTGAGCCTGGGCCGGTGAAGGTCGAGCCGGTCCAGGCCGCCCCCCTGCTGAACGATGTGGTGCCGGAGAAATGGCTTGACCTGCTGGCCGGCATCAACATCCACACCCTGTTCGATCTGGCCGACGCCGATCCTGACCTGCTGGTCGGCATTAAGGGGATTGGACCCAAAACCGCCGCCACCTGGATTGCTGACGCTCAGCATCTGCTGAATTAAGACTAGAAAAGGGAGAACACGCATGAAACTCAACAAGCAGATCCATGCCGGACTGATGCTGGGCGTCATCCTGGTCCTGGCTCTGGCCGTGGGGCTGGCTGGCTGCTCTGCCGTGCCGGGCGAACCCGTGCATGTGGTCATCGACAACGCCAGCGAGATTGGCGGTGTTGTTTTCGACCAGCCTGTCACCGTGCAGGACGAGGACGGGACCAGGGCGGCTTTGCAGAGTAACGCCAACGAGACCGGATTCGGAGATTTGCAGGTCGCCGGCTACCTGGACGTGCGAGACACGCTCTATGTGGGCGACTGGACACACATATTCGCTCAGACGGCCATCAGCGTAACCGATGGGGCTGTCATCACGCCAACGGGCACCTACCAGCCCCTGACCAGCGCAGGCAGCGTTACGGCTACCTTGACGACCAGCTCGGACTACGTGACTGCCGGGGATCTGCTGGTGCTGATCAACGCCAATGATACTGTGACTTCGACCGTGAATATCGTGGACAGTGGTACGGCCAAGCTGACGGCGGCTGCGGCCCTGGGCCAGTATGACAGCCTGACGCTGTGGTTCGACGGGACGAACTGGATCGAATTGAGCCGGGCCGATAACTAGGGGAACGCCGTGCCTATCCTGACCAGCGCTGACTATCCGGCCATCCGAGCGGCCCTGCATACGTCCATCACGGACACGATCCTACCCGACGCCACTATCGCCCTGGACATCTACCAGGGAGCGGCAGAGGCCGAGATCGTGCGCCGTGACCCGGATGCGCTGACCCGCACGGACGACGAGTTGACCCATATCGAGAATGCGGCGGTGCTGCTCACCGCCGCATTCCTCGCTCCAGCCGTGGAGTTGGTACAGTCCGAGTACATTCCGGGCGGGGGCTACCGCTACCAGAGGCCGGAGGTCAACTGGCAGGACCGGGCGGCTGTCCTACGCCAACGGGCCGAAACCGAACTGGCCGCCGTGCTGACGCCGACTACTGTGACCAGTGCGGCCCGGCCCACCCTTTTCGGCAAGGCATCGAGGACGTATACCTGATGGCCGAGTCGCTATGGGATGGGATTGACGCCTATCTGGTATCCGCTCTGACGGCTGATCTGGGCGCGGCGGCGGGCCATGCGAGCCTGGCCGTGCAGACGGTAGTCAACACGGCAGAGTGGGAGCCTCGGTCTTGGACATTCCCGGTGGCCATCGTCAACGGCGAAACGGTGTCCATTGCCGAGACCACGCACTTTGACGGCAATCTCCATGGGGATCTGACCTATCAATATGTGCTGGCCGCCGTGGTGTCCACAACCTCCTATGCATCGGCCAGGGCCGGGGCCAAGGTGCTGGGCAAGCGGTTGATGGACAGCATGTTGGGCCGGGTCGCCCTGGGCGGACTGGCCGATGACGGGGGCACCGAGCGGGTGCAGGATACTCGGCTTGTGCGCATGGAACATTTCGTGTGGCCGGACCAGGGCAACCGGAATGTGTTCTACGGTATGGCCCGGCTGGACATGGACATCCACACGACAAGGTGAGATATACGGCGAGGTGAGACATGTTGTTCTATCCGATGCACCCCTACCTGAATACCTGTGATGTCTTTGTCTACGGAGTCAGCAGCAAGCCCCTGGTCTACGGCCAGGGCTACGACGTGACGGACGAACGCATCATCCAGGCCTTGAGTCAAGATCCAAACTGGTCCCACACCCCCCCTCCCCACGAGCACGAGGTGGCTGCAGATTCGACAACAGTCCAGGACCGAATGAAGGATTTCCAGCAGATCAAGGGGATCGGCCCTCAGCGAGCAATGGCATTCAACGAGCTGAATATCTTCACCCTGCAAGATTTGGCGGACTACGACGCTCACACCCTGGCCCGGTTGCTAGACGGAAGCAGTCTATCCCAGGTGGTTCACTGGCAGGAACGGGCTATGAATCTGATTATTGAGATTGGAGAATAACATGCAGCGAGAAACAAGCTCGTTTGCTCTCGGCTTTCAGGCAGCGAAGGGCTCTGCCGCCGCCAACTATGTGCGGGGCATTTTCACCAGCCATCGACATCTGGCGACCTACGATGTCATGCGGGTAGAGGGCGAACACCGGGGCTTGCATCAACGGCCCAGTGCCCACCAGTCCACGGCCCAGCGCACGGGCGTGATTGTCCCCTGGTCGGTATCGTTTGCCCTGCGTCCCTACCTGATCGGGCAGGCCCTGCTGATGGCGGGCTACAAGTGTGTCACGACAGAAAATGCGCCAGAAGCAGGGGCCTACACGCACACGTTCACCGAGGCCGATGTGGACGAGATCGGCTATGGCTCAATGCTGGAATACCTGGGCGAGGGGGCGGACCGCTACGGGGTGCGCTCTGTGGATGGCAAGGCGAACAACCTGCGCATCAATGCCAGTCGTGACGGGATCACGGTCGATGTGGGGGGCTTTGCCCTGACGCCGGGCGATGCCGTGGGGTCGGAGACAGAGACGGCAGAGGTGGATGTCCTGCTCAATCCGGCCACAGGGTCATTCACGCTCACGTCCTCGGACATCACGGCGATGGGCACACCCCGGACCCACGAATGGACCCAGGACAACCCGCTCGACGACAGTGAGCAGCAATTACACTCCCTCTACCGGGCGTCTCTGGCCGAGAATGGACGGACCCGGAGTGGCAGCATGGGCGGGCTGGTCTTTGCCGAAGACGTGTTCCGGGAACTGGCCTATGCAGGCGGCAGCAGCCCGGTGATTGCCGTTCCGGAAGCACAGCTGTCCTGGTCCTTCGAGAGCCCGGGCGTGTTCGTCGGGACCACCAAATACAGCCTGACCTGGACCTACGCCAACTGCGAGGTGGCGTTGTCTCCGTTCGACGTGAGCGGCGACGGTCGGCTGCTCCACGATGTCACCTATACGGTACGGGACAGTGTGTCCGGTTCGCCGTCCACGGTGGTGCTGATCAACGACCTGGCAAGCTACGCCGGCAGCTAGTCTGACCGGCTGTAACGGGCTGTGCGGCGATTTCGGTCAATATCGCACAAGTGTTCGCTGCGCTCCAAATCGTTGAAAACAGCCTGTGTAGGGCCAGCCAGGGCCGGGAATAGGGACCATTGCAAGGAGCAACCATGCCAATAGAGATTCTGTACAGGCTGCCAACGGATGAAGATGGCGCACTGCTTGAGCAGCAGATCCGAGATTTGGATCTGCTGCTTTCACAATCCGAGGAAGACGCCGAGGCTGTGGCCGCACTGACCGAAAAACGACAGTCCCTGGTGGAGCAGTTGCCCGAGGTGGCATGGCTACGCCTGTGCGTCCGGGAGTTGTCTCGGATGGACTATGCCCACTACGAGACATTGTGGCAGGAAGGGGCGACGTGGTTCCAGGAGGAGACCGGCTACGATGTCACGGATGACATTGAGGAGCTGAGCGAGTTGGGCCGACTGCGGCGAGCGGTGTTGCTGCGGGCGGGGATGCTGGCGAGTCTGCGGCGCACCGTCAACTACAAGGCGGGCACCACGGAATATCACGCCGATACCTGCACAGTGCGGGCGGGCACAGTACCCGGCCAGAACGATGCGTGGGAGGACAGCTACCTGCCCCTGGCTTGGATCACGGTGGACGGCTTTGTCAACGAGATGCCGGTGCAGCTCTTTGCCCATTGGAACGAGGCCGCCCATTCGCTCAACGCTGGGCTGCTGCCTCTGGCGCCGGATTTTTTAGCCGGACGCCGCGTAGTGACCAGGAGAAAGCCGACCTAGCGGCAGTTCTGGATCGCCAACGGGAGCAGATGGACGATGCGCTCGATGTCTTACTGCACAAGGGTGATGAATCTGAGGATTCGGATTCTTGGACTGTGGCGGATCTGGAAGCGGAGCGGGGACGGTGGAAGCTGCTGAGGCCGGAACACATGGATCTGTTTGTGATGTGGCAGGCCATGAGCGGGATGGGTGGGGAGTCGCTCTACGATCTGTGGCGACTGTTCCAGGAGCCAGGCAGTGCGGCACTGCTGATAGATTTTTCCACACTCAACCGACGCTTGGCGAAGCTGAGACGACGAGAAAAGCGGCGCAAGCATGATTGAACTACAAGCAACACCCGAAACACAACAGGCGCAGCGAGATTTCTTGGATCTGCTGGGCCGACTGCACCGGCCAACTGTGGCCGTGCGCCGGGAGGTGGGCCGTTCGGTGCGCTTAGGCTTTTCGGAGAACTTTGTGCGCCAACGGGCGGGAGATGGGTCGGCCTGGGCTCCCCTTGCCCCGGCCACTATCCGGGATCGGATCCGACAGGGGTATGGGCCGGGGCCAAAGCTGTTCAGGACGGGCAGGCTTCTCAGATCCTATGTCGAGGAATTCCACTCTGAACACGCTCAACGGTTCCGCATTCTGTCCAGTGGCTACCAGATGGAATACGGGTCCGACACCTACTATGCCCGGTTCCACGAATCGGGCACGCAGTCTATGCCGGCCCGCCCTGTCACGCTGCTGTCACGCCGGGCAGAGAACGGGGTCGAGGCCGCGTTGGACAACTATTTCGGCAGGGTCTTCCGAGCGGCTGGGTTCTAATTCTGAGAATAGAGAATCATGAGCAGGGAATTTCGCTATAGGGTCACAGTTGACACGGAGCAGGTGCGGGGTGCGGCCCGGACCATGCAGCGCACCTTTGAGCAGGAACTGAACCGGGTGCGGGTACAGGCCGGGGGCGGAACCACTGGACAAGCGGCAGCCGGGGGTGGGCTGCTGGGCGGGATGGGTGGCGCTTTGGTTGGGGGGCTGGCCGGTTTCGCTTCTGTGCAGGGCGCTCGGATGCTGGCCGCTGAAGTCAAACAGTGGTCAGAGTATGCGGCCACGGTCAACTATACCAGCGAGGCGTTCAACCTGCTATCGGGGACCAGCGAGAACGCTGCGGCCAAACTCTATGCGGTGCAGTCGGCCAGTGGTGGGGCCGTCGACAGCTTACAGGCTATGAACATTGCCAACCGGGCCGGGGCGCTGGGCATGGCAACCACGGCGCAGGAGTTGGAGCGGGTCACACGGTTCGCCACCATCGCCGGGCGAGTGCTGGGCCTGGACACTGCGTCCGCATTGGACAACATGGCTCTGGCCGCGTCCAATCTGTCGTTCGTGCGCTTGGACCAGATGGGGATCAGCGCTAGCGAAACCCGCAAGATTTTCCAGGAGTTGCGGGGCGAATTGGGGGACAACAAGGCGTTCCTTGAGGCCATGCTGCAGGTGGGCGAGGCCACGTTTGCCGACCTGAGTGACTCTGCCCTGACAGTGGCCAGTGGCATCGGATTGATGACCACCCGGATACAGGAATTCAAGATTGCTGCTGCCGGGCAGGGTGGATGGCTGGACGAGGATCTTCGCAATCTGTTCTTCCGGTTGGGTGGCAACGAAACCAGCGATCTGATTGCGCGGCTGCAGGAGCAGCAGGCCAGGAACAACAATCCTAACTTTTGGGATCGGTTGGGCAGCCGGCTGGGGCCACCATCTGACATACGGTTTGGGGACGAGGGCCAATGGGAGCGTGTGGCGGACACTAAGGACCAGTCAGCCGCCATAGACGTACTCGCCCAGGCCATGCAGAATCTGGACCAAGCCGTCATCGATGGGGTGCCTGGCGCACAGGCGTACCAATCCGAACTGTGGGCCATCGCCCGATCTGCCATCGAAGGGGCCATGTCCAACGAACAGATCGAGCGGCTGCAGACCATAACAGAATGGTGGCAGAATGCGGCATGGGCGGCGAGTGTGTACAACTCATACGCTTCCGCAGGACCAGCCCCGGCGATTTCTCCGAAAACCGGCGTTTTCGGGGACGAGGCATTCTCATTCATGCCCGGCCAGGGCTGGACAAGCCTTGGCACCACGATGGGTCCAGAGGCGGCCCCAGCGGGCTATGGGCAAATCCCCTCGGGTTGGGGCGCAGAGGACTGGACCAACATGCTGGCGGAGGGGGCCAGGGAACGAGAGCGATTGGATCAGCAGTTGGCTTCGGACCAAACGCGGATCTGGCGGTCTGCCGTGGACGATATGGCCGGTGCGTTTGACCGGGCCATCAGTGGCATTCCGGGCCTGCCGGGGAAAGGACGGTCACCGACCACCCAGGAGCAGATGGACCGGGCGGCGGCGGGGTTGCCGCAGGATTTCGCTGATGATTTCTTGCGTAGAGCCGAGGACGAACTGATCAACGGCGTTGATCGGGCTGACATCGACCGGGGATTCATCGAGCAGCTGCTTGGGGTCGGGGGCGGGATGCCGGGCGACGTGTTGTTCGGTTTGCTGTCCGAGCAGTACCAGAGCGGCCAACTGTTCGCCAACCCGTTCGCCCAGAGTAACATCGACCAGTTGATCAACTTCGACGCTGTGGGTCAGGGACTCCAAGACCAGCAAGACGCACAGACCGGAATGGCATTCGTTGAATCTCAACTAAAAGAACGATTCGGCGGCATGGATTACGCAGGCCTCGGGCAGACGCTGACGACCGGGCTGTCGGACGTGTTCGCTGGGGGGCAGGTGGATTTTGCTGGCCAAACGGTGGGGGCGATCCAGGACCAGTTTGCCACCGACACCGGGCGCACGGCGCTGACCGGGCTGGGGGTGACGATGGCAGAAAACCTGTTTGGCGGCTTCACTGGCGAGAACGGGGTGGCCTCGCAGCCCTGGGCGCACGCTATTGCTGCCTCGGTCAAGGCTGACATCATGGCCTGGCTTGAGCAACACATGGGGGCACAGTAGAGATGGCTGCACCATCACTCAACGGGACGGCTGTTCCGCCCAGCATGGCGAACAGAGGTGTGTACCGGTTCCATCATCAGGAGATCGGCACAGTCAACGGAAACGGCGATGCTGTTCTGGCCGGGGCGCAGTCGGTCGTTTGGCAGTTCCGCCACATGGACGCCAGCGAGTTTGCATGGTGGACCACTACCCTGCTAGGCGGGGCTGCATCGCTGACCTTGACCAGTGCGGAGTTGTGGGACCACACCGTCACCGAGCAGACGTTCACGGATGGCGTGGTCTACCTGCCGACCTATGAGGCATACCGGGGCGGACGATTCTGGAATGTGACCGTACAGATGCGCCATCTACTTCCCCTGGTACTTTCGTGATTCTGGTTTGATTCTGACTGTGGAGATTTAAGACATGGCAAGCAATTTTATCCCGCTCTATCAAGACGGTTTCGACGTGCAATTTCCAGTTGGAGCGGTCGGGTTGTGGACGGCGATCGCCGGTTCTAACTCACGCATTGAGTACACCGATGCGATCGCTCGCTCTGGGATGGGGGCGTTACGGATCTGGAACAGTAGCGCCCTGACGGGGGGCGGCAAACTGTCTCGCACGGTCGCCAACACAAGCGACTTCTATGTAGGATTCGGGTTCTATATGGCGTCGGGCCAGGAACTGGACCAGTACAACGGCAGCAATGTCCTGGTTATGCGATTCAACGCCAGCAATGGAGGCGGCCAGTGCGCCCTAACGGTCAACGACTCGACTTTGCAACTACAGGCTATCCGGGGACATGAAAACTCGGCCACACTGTTGCAGGCATCGACCTCATCCCTGTCCTATGACGCGTGGCACTACATTGAAGCCCATGTGGTCGTCAGCGACTCGGTGGGCGTGATGACGGTCAAGGTCAACGGGGCCACCTGGATCGATGTGAGCGGCGAGGACACCAAGGCCCAGGCCGATGCCGGCATTGATTCTATCCAGATCGGAACCGGAAGCGGCCAAGGGGCAGGCTCGACCAAGCACGACTTCTATTTCGATGACTACGTGTATGGGACGACTGATTTCCCTGGTCAGCCGGTGGTTATTCCTTTCGTACCGAATGCCGATGGAGCGCATAGCGCATGGGCCTCCACGGATGTGGACATCCATAGCGCCATTGATGAACTGGGTACCTACGGGAATACACCGGACACAGCCAGCTATCTGACCGGCTCCAGTGTGTCGGACTCGGTCAGCGTGGGACTTACGGATCTGGGCCGCACAGGGCAGGTGCTGGGTGTACAGATCGCCACTTACCTGCAGAAAAGTGATACCGGCGCGGCGGAAGTGGACCAGTTTTTCCGTTTGTCTGGAACGGACCATGTAGAGGGTGCCATATCACCTAGCACTTCATGGAATTGGGCCATCCACATGAGTACGCAGAACCCGGACACCGTTGCTCCCTGGACGGTTTCGGGGGTCGATGCACTGGAATTGGGCTGGACAAAGACAACATGACCGACATCACTGTAGCCAGCGTAATCGGCTACGCCGCCGTTGCTGAGACATCAGAGGTTCAGATTGCTTCGGTCGTCGGGTACGCTTCACTAGGACAGGCGACAGATGTAACCGTAGCATCGGCGATCGGGTATGCCTCTATATTGCAGCCTTCATTTGTGGAGATTGCAGCGGTGATCGGGTATGCCTCGATTGTCCTGCCATCGGGCGGGGCGTTTGTACTTGGAGACGTAACCACGGAAACAGGTAGGGCAGGGACTGCTGCTGCGCATGGGGGACGAGTCATGCCAAGCGGCGCGGCAGTGACGCCTACTCCTACTCCTCTGACTACTCCCCAACTTCCCCAGCCAGGTCTGGACTTGTCGGGCCGGGCCGGGCTGACACAGATGCGTCTGTTTGTGGGTCCGCCCTGGCGCCGAAGTAATGAGTCTGAGTTTTGGGATTTTAGCGGGTTGGACTTGACGGCCTACAGTCCCGCGGTCGGCAGCACGGTGGCCAGCAACGTCGGGTCATCTGACGCGTCTGTGACCGTGACAGATGCCACGGGCTGGCCGTTGACCGGTGGCGTGTGGCTGGGGCCGGGGGCGACAGGCGAGTCGTGGGCCTACGCCACCTACACCGGGCGGAGCGGCAACGTCTTGACCGGGCTGAGTCGGGATACCGTGGATGCGGAATACAGCGGCGAACACACAGCCGGGGCGGAAGCGCACTTCTGGTATCCACTCACTATGGACGATGGCCGGTTCACCTACCGGGAAAGCATGGACCAGCGTGTGGCCACGTCCACCTGGTCCATGGACCTATCCGGCGTCAACTGTCCCGTGGGCGTGTTGCGGGCCGGGCATCTGGTTTTGGTCCAGATTCGGGAGATAAGTGGGGCGGGCTGGGGCAGTTGGACAACGTGGGCTATCGGCTGGCTCACGGGGGCGAACCCCACCGACGATGAAACCAAGACCCGAAGATGGACAGCTGGGGTGGGGGCATTGGACGCAGTAGCATTGCAAGCCAATGTCATCGGCCTGCACGTAGGCGAGCGGGACGCTGCTGACGAGGGCAGTGCCTCGGCCAGTGGCACCCTGTCCCCAGTCTACAAAGCCATCGGGGACGGAACGGGAGAAGTGGACAGCGAAAACGACGTGGTCACGCCGGGCCGGGCCATTGACAGCAGCTTGACGACCGACTGGCACAGCGGGCGGTACTACGGCGAGGACAATCCTCTGCCCAGCCCTGGAGCCAGCGCCATTGACGGAGTGCGAGACGATGCTGCAATCACACAGGTGCATATCAACCCTTACACCGGCCAGGGCGACGGCTACAGGTGGGTGGAGATCACATGGATTAGCGATCTTTCTGGCGACTTTTGGCTTATTGCTGGCATTGATTACATGGTGCGCTTTGAGGATGGGTACGGGGCGGGCAAGCTAGACTTCGGCTCGGGGGATCGGATAATCCTGGCCGAAAACCCGGACTTATTCAGCTCCGAAAACCCGGAGAACGAGGCCGCCGCGGTGCTGGACTTGGCCGACTGGTCTGTCTGGCTGATGAACAATCAGAAGTACAGCGTGACCACAGGGGCCACAGGCGGCACGTTCACGCTCACCGTGGACGGGCAGACCACATCAGCGATTGCCTATAACGCTACAGCCGCCACGGTGCAGAGTGCCTTGGCGGGGCTATCCAGCGTGGGGACCGACAACGTGCGGGTGGAGGGCAACGCCGGGGCCTGGGGCGTGACCTTCGTCAACGACCTGGGCCGTGAGTATGGGCCGGGCATGACCGGCGATGGGGCCGGACTCTCCGGGGGCACGCTTTCAGTCACTCAGACACAATCCCCAGCATTCCCCTGGGATACAGGGGCTGACGGTACGACGATTTTTGACCACGCGTCCGCTTCAGGTGGCATGTTGCGTCTGTTTCATGGCCCGACCGGTACAGGGCACAGTCAAGTCGTATGGGGAACCACTGACCCCATGACGGCATGGTCCCCAACCTGGACAGGCAGTGCATTATCCGCACCGGGAGCGGGCGAAACCATGAGGATGCTGTTTTCGCCGTCCAGCCCTACGGTCACAGCAGACTTTTGGCAAGTGGGCCGGATCGCCACACCGGGCTATGCCGTCGAAGCGGCGGACAGTGCCTGGCTACTGATAGACCTGCCGACAATGGGCCTGAAACTGGCCGGAGACATCACGGACAGCAGCCCAGGGGCCGGGGACGCCTTAAGCATCGAGAACGCAGCTGGGGCGAGCGCCGAGGGATTGCCGGCGAGCGGGACCATCCAAGTCGGAAACGAGCAGATCACCTACTCAGGGAGAGACTTTGACGCTGGGACTGTGACCGTCTCAGCTCGTGGGGCCAACGGGACAGCCGCCGCCGCCCACTTCGCCGATGACCCGCTCTACTTTGTGGACGGCGCGGGCGTGGCCACCGACGCCTACCCCATCGAGACGGTGCGCCTGCGCCGATCAACCGGACTGGCCGTGCCAGAAGATTTCGTGATCCGGGTGTCAGCCTTGTCCAGCGCCAGGAACCCGGAACAGGCCAACTACACGGTGGACTATGGCACCCTGGCCACGGTCACGGGCAATGCACTAGAATCTTACAGTCTGGATTTATCGGCCACGACTCCGCGTATTCGCTGGCTGCTGGTAGAAGTGACGGCCATGACGGACGCGCCCAGCCGGGTGCGGATTGGCGAGGTGGATGCCGTGGTTGATCCTGGCGTGCTGGCTACGGGGACCACGTTGGCAAGCGGGACCGTGGCCGACGCAGTGGACGCACTGCTAGACCAAGCTGGCTTGCCTTCCGGTGTCCTGGTAGACGCCGGAGACACGCTGGAGCCCGACCAGTACACGACAGCGGGTGGGTCACTTTGGTCAATTTTAGCAGATTTGGCGGACTTTGCTGGGGCAAGGATCCGCATCGGACGGGATAGCAAACTTCATGTGAGCAACGATCCCTTCTGGCAGGGGACGCCGACGCCGGACGGAGCATGGGGCCGGGGTCAAGTGCGGCATGTTTCAGCCACCCGTGCGCCAGCACAAGCCATCGGGCAGCTTGAGCTGACATGGCGTAGGCCGGACGACCCTGCAGAGTACACTGTCTTGCAGCCAAGCACACAAAGCCGGACAGGGCAGACCGTGCAGGTGGGGCCATACGTGTACGCTGACGAAAGCGCAGCCACGGTCGCAGCCCTCAAGCGGTTCTGGCAAGCCCGCCGCCCCTACTCGACCGTCATGGAGTTGGCCTTTCCGGGTACCAGCCTGACCACGGGGCAGGTCTACACACTGACTTGGGATCTTTCCGGGCGAACGGAGATTCGGGATTACATGCTGCTTGGGTTAAATCTTGAGTTTAAGGATTATGCTTGGGCGACGGTGGTCACAGGCATCCAGATCGAGCGGGAGGACGAACGCTGATGCCGGGGCGACTGTATTACGCTACGCTCAACCAACAGATGAGCCGTCAACTGGCCGAGGCGATGGGCCGGGCCTTCGAGGGCAAGCGGCGCACGGTGTCGGGCGTCTACCTGGGCCGGGGTATGATCCAGGTAGACGGACAGCGCTACCCCTTCCGAAACGAATCCGGGGTGGATGTGGTGGCCGGGGACACAATCGCGGTCGTCAACGTGGGCCGGACGGCATCGGCTGAGTATGCGCCTGCTGCGGGGGCGGGCACAAGCGGGGTGTCCGGGGGGACATCTACTGGAAGCGCACAGGCCGTCCTAGCGGACCACGACCATGCTGCGGGCTATGGTTCGGGTGGCAATCTAACCGGATACGCTCAAGCCGAGCATGAACATGCCGAGTACATACCGGCTGACGGGAGCGGGGCCGGGGCGACTGATGCAGTCCAAGCGTTCGTCGAGGGGATCGAGGTCAACACAATCCAGGGGGCGGACGGCCAGCAGTACCTGCAGTTCAAGAACAGCACGGGGACGGTGGTCGCTACAATCGATCTGGTAAATGCCTGGCTGTCTTTGGGCGAGTGGCCACCCGGCCAGAAATTGCACTTTGGCGACGGCCATTTCCTGCTGGAGAACGGGGACGTCATATTCAAGCAGCACACGCAATGGTTGGGTGACTGGGGTCACGACCACTACAACGGTCCGTTTCAGGATCCGATTTTTACGTGGGGTCGCATCGTGGAAGGGGGCGACGGGGCACCCAACATGCGTTGCATCGTCACGGACAATAACCATCCAGACGAACACTGGTGCTTTGGGTTCGACACGGAGGGGATCGTCGCGAGTGTACGACGAGGGACTGATTTAGGTAGCCACTTCGAGGGCTTTCAGTCCGGGAACGAGTTCCCCACATTCCGGCTCAACGCATACCCGACCATGCGCCTCGAGATGGGGCCATCTGACGACAGCGGACCGCCTGACGTGGCCGTGGCCCGGCTGGGCGCTGGTCTGATTGGCTGGCTGACCGATGGCGTACCCAGGCTGTGGGCTGGGGCCGATGGAGAATTGTACATAGAGGAAGCCAGCGCCGCGCCAACAGCATCCCCAATGACGGGCGTTGTGATGTTCGTTGACCCCGCCGATGGAGAACTGAAATACCGGGGGCCGTCCGGTCTGGTCGATCTCAGCCAGGCCGGCGCGGGCGGCGGAGGCGGAGGGACACCCGCCTACACTTTCTGGGACCCTGCGGCTCCACCAGCCAGCCCAGACACGGACGACGACGAATTTGCCGATGGCACCTTGACAGGATGGACGGAATGGGACCAGGGCAACCATACAGATGTGTCAGAAGGAAACGGGTTCCTCACACTCAAACAGACAAGTACCGGGGTGGCATGGGGCGGAGTCTTCAAGACGGCTCCGGCGCACACCGATTGGACTGCTACTACCAGATTGCGTTTGACAGCGCGAAAGGTCAATTACAATAGTGTTGGATTGGCGGTATTCCAGGCGGCGACCACGGACCCATCTGGTAGCGATTTTTACTGGATTGGGTATTCGCTGGATTCTGGGGACCGACCGATCAAGGCGCAGCGTTGGAATGGCTATAATTCGTATGGTCAGGCGTATTTTGAGGACGGAGATTTCATGGGCGAAAGCGGCATATGGGTCCGCTTCCGTTATGAGTCAGCCGGATCCACGCTCTATTTTGAGTCAAGCGAAGATGGTATAGGCTGGAATAGATTGTACTCGTTGACTCCCGCTTGGGCTATTGCAGAGATCGGGCTGGTGATGCTCAATGAGAACACAGGCGCAGACGCTTACGCCCGATTCGATTTCTTCCGAGTAACAAACTCGGCGGATAACGGCCAGATCACTGCCGGGCGCATGGTCGAGTCTGGTCCGGCAGCGACTTAAATTGAAACCCCAAAACCTTATCAACCGGAGTACCACACAGGAGGGCATTATGCCACAGGAAAAGACGTATGAGTTCAAGATGGCCGAGGGGGATTTCGAGTTCCTTTTCGATCACGCAGCGCAAGAGGCCAGCAAAGCCCAGTGGAGCAAGGACGAACTGGACGACATCCTCGCCACTCACGTCGCCGGGACTTCCGGCCTGTCAGCGAGCGTCAACTGGACGAACCTCACCCTCGGCATGGCGTGGAGCGGCGGAGCCAAACCCTTTGGGCTGGCTCTCTACCAAAGCAATATGTCGAACCTGATCGTGTTCGCCGCACGCGACTGCGCCGGTGACGGGGACTTGGAGGCGAAGCTGGAGCAGATCGCCGACATCTACGACGGGGCGACCAGTGGCCAAAGCACATCGGTCAACTGGACCGCGTCCCCGGTGACAGTCTCGGTCAACTGGACGTAGAGTAGAGCGACATACTACTCGTGCGGCACCCCTAGACGGGTGCCGCACGAGTAGTATTCTGTCCACATCTATCACGAAAGGCAAAGCCATGCAGCACAAACCTTTGGGCCTGGTCTGGTCATCCATCCTCGTCGTTATTCTCGTCTTCGCCGGTTGGCTGGATGACCAGTTTTTTCAGAGTGGTATCCGCGAATGGCTTCCGGGCTTCATCAACTCCGCCCAGACCGTCCTGGGCATCGTCGGCCTGGCTCTTGGGTTGGCCTACACGGTCTACATGGAGTTGCAGGATCAGAAGTTGCGGGACTTCGGGCCGGATCATGTTGGCACTCGTGCAGTTGGTGAGTCGATGGAGACAAAGCCACTATGGAAAAGAATACTGTGACTCGGCTGCTCATTGTGGAGGACGACCCACGTCAACGCTTCTTATACCGAAGGGTGTTGGGCGGCTGCTGTGACGAGATCGTTGAGGCGTCAGATGGGTTTGAGGCGCAGGAGCACGACTGGACCAAATTTGACGTTGTGCTGCTAGATTTGCTCATGCCCGGCATGGATGGAATGGCTACCCTAGCTTGGGCTGCGCAGACGTTCGGGGAAGACTTGCCGCCTGTCGTAATTTTTACCGCCCTGTCAAACGGCCCGCTGCGGGCCATCGCCAATTCGCTGCCACAAAACGTGACGATACAGCAAAAGGGGATGGGCAAGCGGGAAAGTGTGTTGAAGAATATCACGGAGACGGTTGTTGATGCAGTTGCTAATCATCGCACCTCGTAGCTCACTGGACGTTTTCGCAGAAGTTTTAGAGGCGGCAGGGGAAAGCAATAACATTCTGCATGGCAATGTAAGCAGCCGGGAGGCATTGGACCATGTAGCAAGCGGCCAATATGACCGAATATATTTTGCTGGCGATGGGGACAAAACTCGCCTCGTTTTCAGCGATGGCTTGCTAGACGGAGCACTGCTGGCTGATGCCGTGCGCCATGCCGGAACGATAGAGCTGGCTATTTTCAATTCGTGCGAGTCATTGGGTATGGCTCTAGCTGCGTACATGGCCGGAGCGTCTTACGTGATCGGCTGGCAAGATGAAGTTCAGGACAAAGCGGCCAGCACGTTCGGCAGTACGTTTTGGGCATCTTACAAGATGGGGTCGAAGATCCAGCGCGCCTACTGGACTGGACGCGAGGCGGTGATTCGCAACTACCCGGGTCAGCCAACGCCGATCCTGCTCAACGGGCAGGGTGTCCGATTTCGCCAGGAAGTGGCCGAATTGCGCCAACAGATCGACCGACTAATGAGCATGGTGAAAGCGTTGATCGTGGCTTTGGCCGTGACTCTAGCAATCGGTGCGGCTGATATTTTCTGGCTGCACTGGTAGGACTTGGTTAAAGGCCACGCCCCACCAGAACAGGCCGGACCACTGAACCAGTACTCCCCCGGCTGCGGTGCCCACAGCCATAGCCAAAGCCGAAGCTGCGGGTCGATCAAAGCGTGTTGTCATTGCTTGTTCCTTTCAATTGAGATTCAACAGTGCCGGGGTATTCATCCCAAGTTTTGCGATCCAGTATTCGTCCAGCCATTTTCTTTCCCACCCGTATCATCATCGTTGTGTCGCCGTGCAAGTCTCCTGCTTTGCCTGTCGCCCAGGGCCAGGACCAACTCTGATGTTCCATCATTCCCTGTGTGACGTGCGATGATACAATCCACTCGCCCCACTGCTTGAAGTGAAATGGAATCCCAGCAGCCACGCATTGATCTCGGATAGAACGAACCCAATTCGGGTGCATGGGCCGGGCATTGTTGCCAGACTCACCGCCGACGATGACCCAGTGAATTAGCCTCCATTCTGGCAACGTCTTTATGATTTCGTTTGATTTCGTACTTGTCCACAATGCACCAGCTTCCTTCAAGTCAACTGGCCCCAGCAAAGGCTCCATGCTCAAGAACCGAACGGCAGCCCGCACTTTCAGCAGGTGCGGAATGCGCTTCTCGGCTTGCTCCTGGTTCTCGACGCTGGTACCGATCCATACGTTGATCGGCAACCATTTCCCCCAGCGTTGCGAGATCATATCGTTCACATTTTCCGGTCGTTTGGTCAACAGCAACCAATCGAGATTGGGTGTCTGCTCGATCAGTGAAAATAGATCGTTGCGCCATTCTCCCAGGTCAGAACGTTGATCCAACTTGTCCTCCATCACATCGGCCAATGATGCACAGAAGACCCGATACCGCACCCCTTCCTCTTTGGCTCGTTTGTTCCACTGCAACGGCTTGCGCCAATTGGCGGCGCTGGTTCGGACCCTGGTCCCCTGCGGTCCCCATTGCACTTTGCCCCACCGTTTATCCATCAAGGTTTCGGCGTAGCAGTGCTGACAGCCAGGCGAGACCTTGGAGCATCCGACCCAGGGATTGAACGTGTGATCTGTCCATTCGATTTTGCTGTTTTCCATGTTCTTCTTCCTTTCTGTTGATTCTTGGTTTCAAGATTTATCGTTCAGGAGCCAGTCCCTGACCGGTTGCTCAAGATGTTCCACCAGCGCCAGGGCCAAGTCGTCCTCGACGTACCACGCCCAGGCGTCTCCCCACTTCACCCGCAAGACCTGTCCCGTGGCCGGGTCTACATGGTCGGCCAGGATGCTTGGCGGGATGTCGTGGTGCGCCATTCTCCATGACACCTGATGCCCCTGGCTGCGCATCTTCGCCGCCACTTCGTCCAGACTGTGGGACGGATACGGCTGCGGTCTCCAATTGTCGCCCAGGTTCCATCGTTTGCGATAGGCCGACGCCGACCGTTCACTCTCCCAGGCCAGGGTCATCCCGCCACTGTCCGGTTGGCCGGGATGGTCCTCGCAGAAGGTGATGTTCCGAGCCAAATCCACCAGCACGTACAGGAGTTGACTCCCATGTCCGCGGGCGGACTCGGTGGCCAGGGCTAGGGCATCCCTGCGGCTGGTGTTGTGAGCGGTCAGTCTACGGCGTACCATCAGTCTCAAATCCCTCCGAACAAAGACAGCTGTTTGGGGGCCGTCATGCTATCGAGCCAGCGCCCGATGTTTTTGATCTGAGTGATGTCCCTCTTGCTCAAGCTGGGATCGCCCAAACGTTCAGTCAGTTGACCTTCCACATAAGCGATAGCCGCGTTAAGCGCGTCCTGCCGGGTCAGGAACGGGTCGCACCACATGATCGAGAACGGTGCGAATTGGCCGGTGCTGTACAGTGCGATGGACACCGTGTAGGTCCATCGCCCATCATTCAGCGATCCAATTTTGATCACCGTCTCCCCCATATTCGCACGGTCGGGGCACGCTAAGGTTTCTGTATGAACAATGGACTCGTCCAGGCGTTCATTGGCGGCGGCGGCGGTCAGGCAATCCGGCCAGCCCCACGCAAGGGCTCGCTTGTTGGCGATTTGGTCCAGATGATTCATTTGAGCAACCAGTACAACGCAAAACCAGTAGCGAAGGCTGCAATGACCGACGCAATGACTGACGCAAACTTGGACGGTGGCGACGGGTTGGGCACGTACTGCCCATATTCAAGCAGCTTTTTCGCCCGCTCCCACTCCTCGACCTGAATGGCAAGGGTCAGAGCATATACAAACGGGGCGGTTACGCACCCGGCGCAGATCGCAAAAATGGCCGTTACAAACTGGTATACCTGCACTAGAAAGTCACTCATTCTGTATCCTCCGGCATGTGCTCCAACAGTGTCTCGATCATGCCGCCCACAACCGGGATGCGTTTTTGCATGGCATCGCTTTGCCCCTGTAATTGCTTGATGACCCGTCTGGTCTGTTCCGGCGCAGCAGAGAAATCGAAACTGAGGAACGGCAGCCCCAGGGCTTCCCCCGGTCCTCGCAGCCGTGCGCCATACTTCCCGTCTCGGAACACGACCGGATAGACAAAGTTCATGCCGTTGAACAGAGTATAGAGGGCATCGGTCAGTCGCACATGGTCACCGGGGTCTGCTGGCTGTCCGTCAGCATACCAGAAGCCACCCCACTGGATACGCCCAGCAGCATTGATGCTACCCATGCCACGATCCGGGGACACGGTAGATACATGGTCCACATGCACCAACACCGTGTCCAGGTCGTCCAGGTACTTGGCGATCCGGTCGGCCAGCTTTTGGGCATCGGGCTTCATCTTCTGCAGAATCTGGTCAACCTGCTGCCCTGCCTCTCGTTCCGCTTCTTCGGCGGCAGACAGGTCGGCAACGTGCTGCCGGACCAGTTCAATCAGTGGTTTCGTTCGCATGGTCAGACCCTTTCTGTAAATCTTGGTTTTGAGATTCATGGCTTGTGGCGGTGATGTGGCCGGGGCGGAGGATACCCCTGGCCCACCTCTACCCAAAAGGAGAAAGACTGGCGCTCTACGCCGATGCTGCTGGCGTCTCCCCTGGCGGCAGTCCCCAGGCGATACCGGCGATGTGGCAGGATCGTGAGGCCACGGTGCTTCACTGCCGATAGGTGCGCCGTCTGGTGATGTCGTCAACGTTCTGGATAAACGACCCAGCCCTTGCCCAAATTGTCCCATAGGCATGGAACCTTGGTGGGCCCAAGCACTTCTTGCAGGTCATCGGTACGGACGGCTGGTCCCTCATAGAACCATCGCCCCCGGTAGTGCTCCACTTCGAGGCCGGCTACCCCCATGTCGTGACTGAACTGTTCGGCACTAGACAGTGGTCGATCAGGCTGTTCGGGGTCCAGGCCGACGAAACGCATTTCCACACTGCTCACGGGCAGCTCGTCGGACATCTCGCCCCAACTGGTGGCAAGATCACGAACCTCGTCCAACAGACTGCCAAGCGTGAATTCTTCAAACTCGGCGGCTGGTAAGCCATACTGATCACTGCCATTGATGGTAAACATGAGTTCTGTTCCTGGCGGGTACGGGTGAGGTTCTTTGTCCAGTTCACCCATATTGGCGGTGAGCAGCTCGTAGAGTTCCAGCTTGATTTCCAAGATGGTATCTTCAACGCTTGTGTCCCCGGCTTCAAGCCGGACATAGCACTTGCGCAATTCCTGGTTGAGTTCCTGGTAGCGCTCATGCTCTTGTGTTCCCCAGATGATGGTAGGAGCTGGCATGGTTTATTCCTTTCTGTGAGAAGATGATTTGTTGTCGCCCTGTCCGTTCCTGGCGGCTCAGATGCGCAGAAAATCGTTGGCCCACTGGAAACTGCACCCTGCGGCCTCAGCTGCAGCTTTATCCTCTGACCGGTCGCCAACGTAGAGTGTGTTCTGGGCAGACACGCCGGCCAATTCGATAATGTGCAGCAGCATGCCGGGGGCGGGCTTGCGCCAATCGTGCCGCCATGCCGGGTTGCCGACCAGTGTGCGAGGTGGAGGGTTCCAGATACCCAGACTGTTACGGTAGGCGTAGGCCGCTGCCATCGCAATCGGCTGATCTGCGTCCAGTTGAGCGACCACGTTCTGTAGTCGTTGGGTTACGGTCTCTGGTGTGGGCATGGTGGCCGGGTTTAACCCCCTGGCGGTGAGCCAGTTGTAGAGGCCGGTGTCCTGCTCCGCCCACTCTCGCAGGCCGACACGCCCTTGGTTGGTTGCGATAGCCCAAGGTACGCCCAGGGTTTGCATCTTGCGTTTTGCCAGAGCGTAGGGCGCATGGGCGTCAAGCGGCACCAACGTCCCGTCCAGGTCGAAGATGATCAAGTCATACATGGTCGTTTCCCTGTTCTGTGTTGGCCGTGTCCACGCCCAGCAATGTACATTGGTAACAGCGGGGCTTGCCATCTACGTGCTCGTCGATCTGTTCTCCACGCAGAGACCGGCACCGGTAGGGTCCCGTGCGGGCAATATGTACAGCACATCGGGTGCGGGTGTAGCCATCTGCGCTGGTATAGGTGTAGGTCGGAATAGGCATGGTGCGGTCCTTTTCCTGTTCGGTGTTCGGCCTGTTCGGGTGTTCTGTCGGCTGAACTGCCATGCTTTTGAGTATCAAGACGTATGACGAACAGGCTGAACACCGAACATTAGTGCAAATGGCTGGCCTGTGGCTGAACCGTTTGTGTCGCCTTCGCCTTGGGTTGTCTGGCTTGACGATAGCCGGTCCACAGCTTTGTCAGTAAACGGCTGGTCGTGTAGTTTTGGCTCCCAGGTGCATACGGTGTGACCCTGACCTCGCCCGGCACGATATTGCCGTCATCATCCCTGTTGATTTCAACGGTCGCCATGTTCTGGCGGGAATTTTCCGTACTGCCGTTGACGGCGATAATCTCGCGGCGATCTTGCGCCAATCTGGGGGAAGGGGCATTGGGATCTTGTGTGATCCACGCTTCCAGTACAGAGTAGACGGCGACGAGAACCAGGCCAGGGTGCTTTTCGGCAAACATGCGGCCCAACGCTGTCATCAATTCGGATTTCCCCTCCGGCATGTAGTCAAGTTGGTACAGGTGTGCAGCCAAGCCAGGCTTGTCGTTGGCTATGAACAGACAGAAAATCATCGGTCCCAATTCTGGCTGAGGAACTCCCAACAACTCGAGCACTGTTTCGACCTGCATCTGCAAGCCATCATTGAAGGTCTTGTCGCTAATCATTGTCGTTCTCGTCTCCTTGGATGTCATCATCCAGGTCCGTGTCGGTGTCGTCGGTTGACGGTACGGGGTCGTCCCATCCGGTGGCCAGGAACAATGTCGCTGTCCCTCCCCGGCCACTAGCGGGAGCCTTGCCGACTTTGTCGGCCCGGTCTTCTCTCATCAGTTGGTTGAGGTTGTTGAAGACCGTCTGATACGGGATGCCGGTTTCTAAGGCGATCTGTGCGCCTGTTTTGGGTGTGTCTACTATGGACATCCAGACCGTACCTTTGGTGCCTAGCACGGTTTGGAGGCTGCTGAGGGCGGCCAGTTTTCGGCTGGCGGGATGATCCAGATCCAGGCTATCCAGAAAGCGACTGACGTGGGGCTGTTCAGCGTAGGCGGCGACTTCGTTCAGCCGCTCGGTGATGGTAAGCATGTCATCCATCAGTTGCACGTGCATGTCCGGGACGTGGGCCAGGGCTGCGCAGGTCTCTGCAACAACCCTGGCCAAGACGGTCCCCAGGGTGAAGGTGGCGCTGACCATCAGGCCACCTCCGCATCCGGGCTGACGAACCGGCCACGGTCGGCCAGGCCCAGGTCCACCCCTTGAATTTCAGTGTTCAGATTTAAGGTGCGGCGGGCCATCTGGATGCCGTCAGGCGTGGGCATGTCGGAAATGCCCAGGCTACGGGTGCTGGCGGGGCGCTCGCCCAGGTCCAGCAGGGTCTGGCGGGTGAGGGTGACGATGGCGGCCAGTTGGTTCTGCACTTGGCCCAGATCACGGGCGGACGAGTCGGGCAGGATGACGCTCTCTCGTAACTGCTGAATCATCTGAGCGGCGTCGGCGTCATCGAAGAAGTTCAGTTTTTCGATCTGCTGAATCATGTTCTTGACCTGGACGACCGTGCGGGCGTGCATGCCGTCTTTGCCCTGGAGCTTGGCGAGCACGTCCCGACAGGTGTCGAAGATGAGGCCGGTCAGTTGGCCCCGGATGTCGGCCATGAAGCCGTTGACGAGCTGCTCTTTCTGCTTGCGGGCAGATTCCACGATGTCCCGGTTCATGGCTTCCATCATCTGGACCTTGACGTCGGCTGCGGACTGGCTGGCCCGAACTTCGGCCTGGATTTTTTGATTCTCGGCCCATTCCCGCTCTCGCCGGAGACGAGCTTGGGCCTGAGCTTCCTCGATGCTGAGGTCCGTCTGGATTCGGATGTTCTGCGCTTTGGCGGCGTCCTCGGCCAGGAGCGAGGGCAGGGGGATGTAGTACAGTTCCAGCTCGAAGCCAAAGCTGTCTTGGATCTGTCCCTTGCTGGGGATGCGATTGAGGATGGATGTGACCAGATTGACCACAAACTGCTCTTCCGTCTGGTCGCCCAGGCTGGCCGGGGCGACCTGGGCGAGACGCTGATAGGCCATCCGGGCGGCCCGGCGATACTGGCTGCGCATCTGCTCGACCCAGCCGTCGTAGCTGGCCAGGATCTCGTCTCGCAGTGCGAAGTACTCTCGCTCCAACTGGTCTAGATCGTTCTTCACGTCCTGGTATGCGGTGACCGGGACGAACTGTCCCCAGTAGGTGGTGTAGCTGGCGTTGCCCAGGCGGGTGCGGGCCTTGCTGTCCAGATTGTCCAGCTTGCGTAGGGTGACCTTGGGCATGAGCATCTTTTCGCCCAGGCTCATCAGGTCGTTGAGGCTCTGGGAATGTTCGGTGTCTATGCCAAGATCCTTGGCATCCAGGCGGGTCTTGCCCCGCCAGCGGCGAATGTGCAGCCGGGCAATGACACCGGCCCGCATGTGCTGTGTCCAGTCGGTGTCGAGGCGTTTGACGGTCTGGCCCGTTTCGTCCTCAATACGCTGAATGTCCTGCTCAATTAGGCTACTGGATTTACCTTGTGCCACGATCCACTCCTGTGTTACACTGCTGTTGTTGATGCTCATGACATCAACTCCTTTCTTTCTGGCGCCGACCTGTGCTTCCCACACTAGGTCGGCGCATTCTTTTTCTGCGTCTCTGTCCACACCCCTACTAACTTCGGCTCATATTGGAATGTCCATAGGAGCGTCGGTCCGGTTGGGTCTACGATCTGTCCCCATGCCAGCTCGTCCATGTTGGTTGACTCGACCCTGGCATCGAAGAGGGCCTTGGCCGTCTCTGCATCGTCAAAGGACCCCATCAGATCTTGGATCCCGCCGCGGGGCGGCTCTGGACCCCCAAACAGCAAAACGGTCATTGTCTGCATCCTTTCTTTCTGTTGTGAATGTGCGTTGTGCTTCCCAGTAGAAGTATAACGAATTTTCTGCGTATTGTCAAATTTAGATACGATAAAACAAAGATAAAACTTTATTAAACGGAGAAAAAGCAGGGGAAGCCTTTTCGCTGGCTCCCCCGCTTTGTGCTAGAGCAGGTTCAGGCTGCGCTCCCCGGCATCCCTGGTCTGCTCGATTTGGGCGTCCAGAGCGGTGCGGTTGGCCAGCAGTTTGCGGTACTTGGCGGGGAGCAGGTCGGTGTCGTTGGTCTCCTTGATGGCCAGAAGGGTCATAAACTGGATGTCGGCGGTGCTTGGGCTGAGGCGCTTGAAGGCCTGGACCAGGGCATCCTGAGGGGAGAGCGCTTCGTCCTCGACCAGTTCGATGGCCTTGACTGCTGCCGCTTCGATCTCGGCCCCGGTCCAGCCATCACAGGCTTCGGCCAGGGGGGACATGTCAAGATTCTCAATGTCCAGACCGTAGGCGGAGGCCATGACCCGGATGATGCTGGCCCGCTCGTCCTCGTCGGGGACCAGGAACGGGATCTTCTTGTCGAAGCGACCGGGGCGGCGCAGGGCGGCATCCATGAGGTCGGGCCGGTTGGTGGCGGCCAGGAAGACGACCTTGCCCCGGTGGGTGGTGTCGGACATGAACTCCAACAACCGCTTGAAGATGCGACTGCCAACCCCGCTGTCTCCGCCCTCGCTGCGAGAGACGGTCTGGTCAATCTCGTCAATGAAGACGATGGTGGGGGAGAGGCTTTCAATGGCCTGGATTGCTTTCTCCAGGTTGCGCTCACTGTTGCCCACGTACTGGCCCAGGATGCGGGACATGTTCAGGCTGACAGCGTTGATGCCCGCTTCTTTGGCCACGGCCACGGCGACGGCGCTCTTGCCGGTCCCCGCGGGGCCGGTCATGAGGACACCCATCGGGACTCGGCTGTAACGGCCATCCTGGATGGGCTGGATGACGCTGCGGTTGAAGAAGGCCTTGACGTGCTCCAGCCCGCCGATGCGCTCCCAGCCATAGGTCGGCTCGATCATTTCCAGCACGTCCGCAAACTCGCTGGCGATGATGCTGTCCTTGCGTTCCTTGACCAACTCCCAGGTCAGCGCCCCGGTCTGTCGGGCACGGAGCAGGATGTCCCGGATGTGAACTAGGCCGAGTCCGGCAGTGCCGTTGGCGAGGCGGGTGGCGTTGATCTTCCACTCAAACCCCCGGAAGGCATCCGTGGCGCTCAATCGGTTGATGTACTGGCTACGCTCCCGCAGATTGGGCAGGTCTACGCTGATGCTCTCGTAGCGGTTGCTGGCGGCGACTAGGGCGGGGTGCAGATTGCCCAGGCTGTCGGTGACCAGGATCACGCATTGGCCATGGGCGGCCAGATCCGGGTCGCTGCCCCACCCGGCCAGAGTGATGAGGCTTTCTCGGTCCTCCGGACTGAGCATGTAGGCGTCGGCATTGGGGGCCAGGGTTTCGGGGTGGTTGATGATCACGGTGCAGCGGATGGTGGAATCGTGAAGCAGGGTGTTGAGCAGGGGCAATACCTGGCCGGGACGACGAGGGAGTTCCTCGTCGGTCTGCTGCCCACCGTTGCTGCCCAGAAGGGCGGCCAACACATCGTCCTGCCCGCCCTGGGCTTCCTGCTGCCCTAGCCCGATCATGTCCATGAACTTCTGGCGCATGGAGTCCAGCGGGAAGCGTAACCCGTTGGCCCGGTCGTAGGTGACCACGATGTCCATGAGACTTCCCTGCTCGGTCTGGCTGCCGATGAGAACTTTGGTGATGTAGTCCTGGACGGAGACGCCGGAGGTGGTGACGTCGTTGGTGTTGAAGTGGAAGATGAAGGCGTGGGCGACCTGGCTGGTGTACTGACGCTGCCAGGTCTTGGCCCACTTGGGAGCGGAGCCGTTGGTCTGCTGAGTGGTCTGCTGAGTCATGGTGCGATCCTTTCTTTCTGGTAGTTGAGATTCAAATGCGACACAGTGTCGTATTTGGTTTGAGCTTATCCGTGGTGGTGGCCGGTGTGTGTCGTGTCGTGGAGCCGGTCCAGCACCTTGTCGGCACCGGTGCGGTGATTCTCGACTTGTCCAATCTGCGGTAGGCTAAACCCTTCAGCTTCCAGGGTTGAGAGCAGCTTGGCGATATTCTCGGCCCCCTCCTGGAAGGAGCCGTCCTCTGCGAAGAAGCCGATGTCGAATCCACCGTCGTCATTGCTCAGAATAGCGATCTTGAATGTCTGCTGGCTCATTGTGTTCTCCTATCGGGTGGTGACGGTGAGGATCATACCTCGTCCGTCCTGGACGTATTCGGCTTTCTGGACGCTCGCCTTAGCTTGCATGGCCTTGGCGATGAGGGCGAGGGCGGCTTTGTTGAGCTTACCGATCACTTCGTTGTGAAACACCTGGGCTTCGGCCCGATTCCCGTTGCTGTTGGAGATCTGAACCTCGGCCTTGCCGTCCTTGTCGTAGACCCGCACGTCGTTGACGCCAACCTGGAAGATGAAGGCGTACTGTCCGTTCACCGTGTATCCTCGTTGGGGGTAGAGGGCCTTGAGCAGTTCCACGGTCTGCTTGTAGGTGAGGGCAGCAACCTTTGCCCTGGCTGTTGCTACGGAATTACATGCCATCGTTCATGCCTCCTCGATTTCAATAGGCTGGTCGAACTGAATAAACTCTTCGACCAGGAAGCCAACCACCATACAATATTCAATCTCGTTTCCATGGCGCTGATAGGGAGTGCTGAGAACGTATATCGTCTCTCCCTGGCTCTGGAATGTGCGTTGGACAAGGAACTCGCCCCCATCGTCTTCATTCACCGCTATGGTCCGAATTCTTCCAATTGCCTGCATTGCTCTGCTCCTTGGGTTTCGATTGTTCTGTCTCTTCTCACCCTAATTATAAAGTCTAATCTTTTGTTTGTCAAGTTATATCTTTGTTAAACTGTGAAGCAATTGCAATAAGTCTGATTATTGTGGTATTTGGCTCAGAATAGGGAGAGTTGCGTGAGATTTTCTGGAAGGGGTTCGGGGGCAGGGATACGAATGGGGAAAGGGGAGAGGGCTTGATCGGGCGACGAACCAGACGGCAGGGAGAGGGGCGGAGATGTCGGGAATTCGTAGGTGGGCATGGTTGGTAAGACCAGGGTCGATGCCCGTAGCCCATACAGGTGGCAGTTCAGTTCGGCCATCTTCACGCACAGCCGGTCAATATCCTGACCAAAAAACTGGACCATGCCCAGGGTCCGCATCCAGGCGGGGAACATGCGGGCGGCGGCCAGCAGCTGGATGCCGGAGCCACAGGCGGGGTCATGGACGGTGATCGGTTCGTAATACGGTTCGACGACTGGCCACACTTGGCTGATGAAGTGGGCTTGCGCTTGCTCCTCGGGGAGGATGATGCCGGTGAGGGTGACGGCTGTCAGCCATGCGGAAGTGGCCGGGTTTTGCATGGCTTTATCTTTGGCGGCGATGAGACGGTCCTGGACCATCCGAGAACCGTCATCGATCGTCACTTGAGCCATTGCCCAAGAGAGGGACCAGGGCGTAAAAAACTGCCCGTTCCATCCGCCTTGCTCCAATTCCTGGTAGACCCAGCCCACCACATCGGGACCGCCGCCAGGGTTGCCCGGATAGCTGGTCAGAGCTTGCTCCGGCGATACGTCGAGGCCCTTGGGAGCCACGTCAAGCATAAGATGGTAGGCATCACGGAAACGATCAAAGTAGCCCCCGGTCGTCCCGTAGATGCTTCTGAGCTTGGCCCACAGATCGGCGGTCGGTTCGTCGTCCTCGGCTGGGCGGCCAGTCTCGGCCAGGGCTTTCAGGTGTGCCGGCATCATGCGTTGTGTAGCGATGCAGATGTCCAGCCAATCCTCGAATACGTCTCCGATGCGGCGGCCAGCAGCCGTGTTCTGTTCCAGGAGGCGACAGATTTGCTTGATAGTCGTCATCGCACTCTTGTTTCTTGACTGTGAGACGCAAGCCAGGCGCGTGCGGCCTGGATCGTCTGACGCTGCACCTGCTCAACGATGAGGATGCTGGGGATTTCGGCGGCGTGGTAGGGCCAACGAAAGCGCACATCTTTGCGGGTGAGAGCCAGACAGTTCAGACGGTCGATGCGAGCTTTGCTGCGCAGCCGATAGGTGCGGGGGCGCAGGATCGAATTCTGCTGTCGGATGAAGGTCACCCGCGTCGGCAGATGGGTGCTCGGACTGGGCGAGTGATAGATGATTGTGCGGATGGGCATCTTCATGCTGGACACTCGCTCAGCACGGCGGGCGACAGGTGGGCGGGCACGCCATTGCGCTCTTTGGGGACAAGACAAGTTTGGCCTTCCAGCCGCTCGTTGGTCCCATAGACAAACTCGAACGTGTGCATGTAGCACCACACGCCCCGGCCAGGGGTTTTGACGCCAGGTTTGCCACAGGCTGGGCAGACCTCAACCGGCTGCGTGTTCAGGTACAGATCCCCCGGTTTGTAGTTGCCGGGGATCTGGACGGTGATGGATGAAACCAGACTACCGCTCACGATTCACGCTCCTTGGCGATCTCTTTGCGAATGCCTGCCGTGAGTCGACCTATCTCTTTGATGGTCAGCTGGGCGATGTCCTGGGTTGTGCCAGTGCTGATGCTATCCGCCAGTTTGCGCTGTTTTTCGGGCCAGCCATCCCCGTAGTGCTGCCGTCCGACCGTATTCAACTCGGCAAGCGCCTTTCCCTTGGGCGTGAGAACCGGTTGCGGGCTTGCTTCTGATTGTTCAGATTCTGGTTCCTCGGGATGGCTGTACGGATCGGGGGACAGAGGGTCGTAGGGCTCGCCGTTCTCATCGTAGAGTTGGGGAAGGGCGGGGCGGTCCATGTCCAGGGTGTCGCCCTCCCACTCGTCTACGATTTCGCCGTCCTCTGTGACGGTGCGCCCATCCACCAGTAGGCGGTCACCGGGCAGTTGCAGCGCCCGCTGGCGCATACCGGCCAACTGTAGCCGGACCCACTGGGGATCCGGTTCGATGAACAGCAGCCACTTCTCGAAGCGACGACGTCCACCGTCATCGGTTGGGGTGCTGATCATCTTGGGGCGGCGGCTCAACACGAAGGGAACGCCTTGCAAGTTGCCACGTATGGCGTAGACGGCGTTGAGGTTGGCCGAAAGCTCCATGATGTCGTTGATGCTGCCGGTGAGGACGGTCACATAGGCAAAGCGGCGCAGCTCGGGGATGATGATGGAGAGGCGTCCGATAGGTTTACATCCTGGCTCCTTGCGGGTGCGTTCCTTTTCCCCGGTGGCATAGGGACAGGGGTGAGGCTCGGTGCTGTAGGCGCCATTTGCTGTCATGTGGAGAGACATAGTTTCGCCGTCGCAGCGATGGACCAGACCTCCGGCTCGATACTCTTCTTGCCATGCCGGGAAGTTTTCGTCCGGGGTGGAGTAGGGCAGATAGCAGTTGATGCTCTGCGGTTGCGCGCCGTAGGCGTCTAGGAAGTCGGCGGCGGCTTGGGCGTCGTCGGTGTCGAACCGGAAGTAAGTCAGATCTTTGCCCGGCGACTTCTCGCCCTTGGGCGCACCCTTGCGCAGCGTGCCGATGCGGGGAAAGCTGGCCTCGGTAGCCAGTCGTTTGATAGGCATGTCTATTCTGCTCCTTCGTATTCGGTGATGACCTGCCGCACGGTGACGGGCAGGCCCATGAAGATGCTCTGTGTCCGGGCTTCGTTCTTGGTGACCAGGGGCAGGGCCTGGGCCTTGACGTTATTCTTGGCCATGTCCCACAGGGCGGTCATGGCCGCCGCCTCATCCTCGCCCTCTTCCAGGTCGGCCCAGAGGGTACAGTCGATGGTAGCGCTGTTGTAGTCGCCCAGGTTGAATTTGCGTCCGTAGGTGACTGACACGGTTTTGAGTTTCATGCTCAATCCTTTCGGTTATTGCATTTCAAAATTGGTCGTCTTGATTCTGGACGTTCAGATTCAACAGCCGATGACCCGATCCCCGTAGGCGTTGTAGGTGGGCATGTCGGCTTCGGCTTCCGCATTCAGGGCGTCCGTCCACCCCTGGCGCCCTTTCTCGTTCTGGCAGGCACAGTAGGGTTCGCCTCGGTCGTACAGGGTCATCCCGGTCAAGTATGCCTTGAACGCCTGGCCGAACGGGGTAAGCGGCTGATCCTCAGTCGTGACCGGGTCCGGCTCCGCCACGATCCAGGGGGTGAGTGTCGTCTGATTCTGTGGTATCATGATCTGGAATCCTTTCTTGGTGAGAGTGATTCGATTGGCCCCGGATGGTGTTCCCGCACCGTCCGGGGTTTTGTGTTTCGGTGTTACAATACGATTATATAACGATTTATCTTTATTGTCAAAAGAAAGATTGTGTTATATCAATATTGACTTTTATACGACAAAGATATAACTTGACTTTGCATACAAGGGGTGATAGACTATGTCTGTCGGAGTTAACCAGCAAAGTTTGATGTGATGAAAGAGGGGTAAGCGAATGGCAGAAATGGGATTGTTGGCGTTTGAGGCTATGGTCCAGCGAGGCAATGTGGCAATTCGGGTGAACGAGGCTCGGCTTGCCGCCTATCGGGAGCTGGCCGGGATCTCGTCATGGAAAGACTTGTCCGAGGTATGTGGTCTGACGGTGGAGACCATCAAGCAGGCCCGCTATGGCAGCAACTTCACCGTGGAGACCTGGATGCGCCTGGCCTATGGGGTGGCCCGACATCCGCTGGACATTGTGGATATCATATGGCCGGAGGAACTCAGCCCAAAAGCTACAGCCCCGACCGAGGCTGAGTTGGCATACGCCTAGGATCGGGGCTGAGCGGGCAACAAAAAAGCCCGCCTCCCCGATTCAGGAAAGACGAGCTCTTTTGCCGAAGATCACCTGGCTTGCTTGGCGGCGTGGACAGGTGATCATTGTAACCCACTGGGAGTTACGTATGGTTTTCGCATGGAACCGAACCAGGGTTCAATTCTATGTGGTCGGGGCGAGAGGATTCGAACCTCCGACCTCTTCAACCCCATTGAATGAATCTTCTGTTTGCTTTCTCTCCTTCCTTGCCCCGACCAGCTTGCTACCATTCCGGAATGTGGATGTGCTCAACCGGCGATGTGTAGTGCCGCGCCAGTCGGCTCAGCAGCTTGGCAGGATTGCGCAGATCCAGGTAATGCGTTGCCGTGGTGTCATCGCTAGGGATAGCGTGACCCAACTGCAAGCGCAGCATGAGCAATCCCATACCGCTATCTTCCGGTTGGTGATCGATCCACCAGTCACTGAATGTGCGACGAAAGTCGTGTGCCGAAACCGCAAAGCCAACCCTACTGGCCAGGGTGCGAATTCGGTTCTTGATGGCCGTGTCCGTGATGCCCAAAAGCCGTTCTTCCTGGGCATCAGCATTGGCGACCAGATGCAGCTTGAGCAGGAATCCGGTCGTCTGACCAAACACAACACGCCGTCCCCTTCCTCTCCCCTCTGCATCGTACTTGACTTTGTGCAGGTGCAGACTCCCGGTCATATCCCTGGCAAATGTTATCTCAGATTTGAGGGCTTCGGCAGCCTCAAACTGGCGACAGCCGGTCCCCAAAAGCAAAGCAAGCATGGCTTGATCTCGAACCCGCAATACACCGGAACAGGCATCGAACAGGGTTTGACACTGTTCGAGGGCCAGGTAGCGCTGTTTAGGCTCTGGCGGCGGGGGCAGTGGCATCCACGAAGAGATGTCGATGGGCAGGCGTTGAGAAGTATACAGCCAGCGCAGGAACATGCGGACGCGTGTGGCCGTGGAGTGGATGGTGGCCAGGGCTGGAGGCTTACCCCGGCTGGTGCGGTAGTCGCGCATCAACCAGCTATAGCAGGCCTGCAAGGCATCCTGGGTCAGCGTGTAGCGATGTGAGGGTCCGTAGTGGCTCCACCATTGCAGGAATGGAGCCAAATGATGTCCGTAGTTGATAGTGGTTTGTTCTGCTTTGGTTGTGCGGATGTGATCGAGATAGACAGTGACCAGATCCGCTAACAGCGCAGCGTCAATGGGAGGTGTTGTTCCCTCCCAGGCGATAGAAAGCACACTTGTCTCCTTGTTTGTGGCTGGGGTTGGGGACGGAGCCAAGGAAATAGTGTGCGCGGAATTGATAGATAACACAAGTGCACCCCTTTCTATGAGTCCTTTCTAGTATACGGAGGAAAGATGCAAATTGACCGCAAACTGACCCGAAATTACCTAGCATTGGTGATCTTTGGGATGGCCTACAACCGGCTGGCCGCTTACCTAGGGCGCAGATATGGCGACCATGGCTATACCGCATGGCTGGTGGTCGTTGGCGTAGCCGTGACCATATTGGGCGCTCTGCCGCAGATTGGACTACGGGCTGGGCTACATTTGCTCCTGGCCTTCATCGCCAGTGGCACACCGATGATTGCTGGGGACGTACTACGGCACCTACAGGATGAATCGGACGTGGCTTGGCTTGTGGACGAGATCCGCAATGGCAACCTACCGTCCTGAACCGGGCGGCTACAAAGACGCCGGGCTAGTACGCACCTGCATAAAGACCAACAGTGAGATCCATCGCATGGTCAAGCTACAGATGGACGAGTATCCCACCGCACGCAGTCGGCAACTACTGGTGGCTGCTATGTCCTTATTGACCCATCAGCACGGATGGCTAAACAAAATGCTAGACGACATCACCATCATGCCGGATGAGCCAATTCGAGTGAATGAGTTGCTGAACCAGATCAATCTTTGGCTACTGAATGCACGCCCTACCCCGAGGGCATTGGTCTACTTGAGTGGGACAGCCTTTGAACTGCGAACACAAGCTGAAGCCTTGCTCAGCCTGAAGACAATTCGAGGACAGCATGAGTGACTTCATCCCGAACAGTACACAGATGCCCAATCTCTACCTGGACCGACTCCTGGCCTTGTTGAGCGGAAATGAGTGGAAGGTTGTCAGCTACATGGCTCGCCGCCTCTTTGGGTTCCAAAAGCGCCGGGATCGGATTTCCATTGGCCAGATATGCAATGGGGTGAAGAACCGCAAGACCGGCCAGCAACTGGACTACGGAACAGGTCTCAATAACGCCACGGTGCTGCGGGCCTTGGCCGAGTTGGAGACGTACGGGATCGCTCGTCAGTCCGCACCCGCAGATAAGGCAAAGAACATCGCTACGGAGTGGGAGCTGCAACTGAATAGCGACCAAGTGGATTGGGCCGGTCTGGAAGCACGACAGGAGGCGGGGAAAAAGAGGACCCGAAAGCGGACAAAAGCTGGACGAAAAGCGGCGAACGAAGGACCTGGTCCATCCAATAGACCAGGGGCAAATGAAGAACCTGGTCTATCCAATAGACCAGGTCACCTGGTCCATCCAATAGACCAGGTTGATGCCAAACCTAGTCCATCCAATAGACCACCCCTGGTCCATCCAATAGACGGACAAAAGAAAGGGGAAACAAAGATAGATGGTGATGGTATATCCCAAGAAGAGAATCGCCCGTTTAATCCGCCAAAGATTCGGGGCAAGGCAGAACGGTATTCAGCGTTGCGAGCTGAGCCGGAGTTGAGAGATCGGGCACAAGTTGCGATGCAGCTGCTAGGCGTCACGCATTTTGGGAAGATGTTCTCCAAGCGGAAAGAGGCTACTGGACGCAAGATCTTGACCGATCAGGACTGGCAAGAGATCTTGGACTGGTGTGCTTACTACGAGGGCCGGGTTAGCACCGGGAAAATTCAGATGGATGATGTCGCTCGCCTCCTAGTTGCCAACATTCGAGACGCAGATCCGGTGCCGATTCAGCGAGAGGCAATACAGATGGCAAACGGCTGGGCCAATCATGTCAGACATGACAGTAATACAGACGGCATGATTCTGGACAATGAGGAAGATGTCGACGATGTGGATGATGGGCAGTCGGAACAGGGGGGGATCTGGGGAGAGGCGATGCGGACGCTACGTAGGTCCATGACTCGCCATACATATGCCATCATTCGAGGGGCGACACTGGTGGAGCAGGGCGAAGGGCGATTGATCGTATCAGTGACAAGCCCAGAAGCGCTTCAGAAGCTGCACGCCATACGGCAGAATGTGGAGAGCGTTGTGTCACGTATTGCACAACAGCGCATGGATGTTGAGTTTCGAATTGGAGAGCATCGTGGGCAAGCATAGTTCAGGGTGGATCGCTCGCAAAGCCGGGCAGCAGTGGGAAGATGCATTGGAAGTCTATCATCAATGGCTAGGTGCCCAGGGCCTAGCCGTGGTCCACAAGACTGGTCCTCAGATTGTGTTCGTCAAGCAGCGGGGACAGGTGGGTCCCCGGGTGACGGGGCCGGGGCCAGCCGATTACGTGGGCGTGCTCAACTCCGGTGTGTTCGTGGGCTTTGAGGCCAAATCGACTAGCAGCACGTCGGGCTACTCTATCCCAGCCAAGGCCATGCACCAGCTGCATTGGCTCAATGACATTCGCTCCACGACTGGGGGCTGGGCCAAGGTCTTTTACATCGTCCGCTATCGCAAGTTGGATGAAACCTGCATTCACCGAGTCCAGGACATCTTCCCCGGCTCTCGCATTCGCCGGCCCCAGGGGATACTCGTCCCGGACGGAATCAGTTGGCTAGATGTGCTGAATCGACTGTAGTTCTAAATTCTCTATTCACAGAAAGAAAGGGACCGATCATGTATCACATTGCATTTGCCCTGTTGGGCGGGGGGACTGGGAAGAGCACCTCCGCCGTCAACGTGGGCCACGCTCTTGCCATGCAGGGCTTGCGTACCCTGATCGTGGACGCTGACCGACAGGGACAGTGCGCCGTGTTCCTGGGGCGCAACCCGGAGCCTGGGATCCACCAGTGGCTTGGCGGGAACCTCATGGGGCTCAAGGAGCCGTTGGAGAACATCGTGCGGCAGACGGGCCGGGGGCAATTGGACCTGCTGCCGGGCAGCCAGCAGACCGAAATGCTGCAACGCATGTTGGTGGCCTTCGATAGCCCTCCCCGCTGGCTCAAAGATCAGCTGGAGGCCGACCGGGAGTTCTTCGCCCATTATGACGTGGTGGTGTGGGACACGGCTCCCACGGGGCGGCTGCTGGACATGGTGCTGCATCTGGCTGACATCGCCGTGCTGCCGGTGCCGGCAGATCTCAAAGGTCAATCCAGCCTGGCCGACACGCTGGCCATCTTGCCGGCCAGCACAGAGCGCATCGTCCTGCCGACACGGGTGCCCACTGCGCAGCGGGTGTCTACCGACTTTCTGCGGGGCTATCAGGTGGACTATCCAGGGACCATGTACACCGACGATGAGGGCAAGGCGCTCTATGTTCCGGAGCGGGCATCGGTGCGTACATCCCAGGCGTTGGGCCAGACCATTTTCGAGTATGGTCCCAACTCGGACGTGGCGGAGGTCTACCGGCGATTGGCCTACTATCTTGGCCTGCGGGCGTATCAGGCGGTGCGGGCATGAGCAGTCTATATCGTACTCGACCAGGACAAGGGCAAGGGCGGACTGCCGTGGTTGACAGTGTGACCGACCAGACTGACGCCCTGCTCTATGACTATAGCCAGATTGACAATCTAGCGACCCGAACCCTCGCTCAGCAAGCCGCCAGCCAGATTCGCCCCATCCTACGGCGCACAGTGGTCAACGCCTGGACGGTCGGGGATATCTGCAACCGGGTCAAGGCGCAACTGCCTCATGGTCAATTTCTGGAATGGGCCAAGGCAGAGTTTGACCCGGATGATCCAGCCTACCGGGGCATCCGCATCAGTATCCGGTCCCTGCAACGATGGATGAATCTGGCCGACCAGATCGCCTTGCCCGTGGTGCAGTCGTCCGGTATGAGTCTGGCCGGGCTACTGGAGACGACCGCTCCCTCCACGCCAGAAGAAGTGCGAGAGCAGGTATTGGAGGCGGCCCAGGCGGGTAATCCGCCCACCAAGGCCCAGGTCAAAAAGATGAAGAGCGCCCAAGAAACTGAAGAGTCAGGTGGAAGCCAAAAGGACCGGAGTGCGATGGATGCATCCGAACTGGTGACCATCACGTTACGGCGGGATCTGGCATGGCAATTGTTGGCCTATCTGCAGGGTGACACGGCTCTGGACTTCGTTGATGAACGAGCCATCACACGGGTGTTGCTAGCCGTGTTGGACGACGAGTTTAAGGAGGAATGATATGTGGCGTAACCGTAACGAAACAGTCGCAATTGCGGTGCTGATCCTGGTAACGCTTGTTGCCCTGGCGCTGATGCTGACGTTTCCGGTGGATGCACAGGCCGGGGAGCCGGGGGGACTGACCGAGGACCAACTGTATGCGGCCCAGGTTGCAGCAGGGGAAGCACCGGCCTCGCTGATGGGGGAGGGGGCTTACACGTTTCTGCTTTGCACCATCGAGAACCGGGTCAACAGTCCCCGCTTCCCGGACACGTTCCGGGGAGTGGTGGAACATGGCTTCTACGCCCCGCCGAGAACCCTGACATGGATGGAGCATCAGATCGCTGCCCTGTACTGGACTGACACATCGGGGTTGTACGACTGCGTAGGTGTTGAGGATGTGTTCTATGTCATCAGCGAACAAGACCGGCAGCGCTTGGGCTTTCCGGAGGGCGACTTCTGGTTTGGCCGAGAGCTGCCCAGCGGCTACTTGCTGGCCTTGCACTTCTACCGGGACTGGCCGCGACCGGAAAGGGATGAGAAACCGTGATCAGCAAAGCGAGACAAGCCTACCTGGACAAGATGTCAGAGCGCATGTGGATTCGTTATTTGGACACCGGAACTTTGGCCTACTTACCTCGCTATCGGGCTGAGTGGCTGATCGCTTATAGCGTGGCCGTTCCACATCTGTCCGTAGTGCCACCATCGCAATGCAGAATCATTGGAGGCGAGGATGAACGGGGAGAAACCGATAGCCTGGTCTGAGGAACAAACAGCGCACATTTTGGAAGCCCTGGACCGGATGATTGCCGAGGGCGAATGGGCCAGAGAAGTTCGGGATCTGTTGACGGGGCAGCAACGGCGCAAACCGCAGATGGGCAAGGTCGTTGTGCCCGGCCCTGTGCCCGAGCAGGGCGGCGGTGCGGAGAATGAAGTACAGGTGCAGTATCAATACAACCATCAGATGTACACCAAGCAAATCAAACCACAGGAGAACAAGCCATGACAACCCAACGCAGCATTTTCGTGTATCCCGACCCGGCCACCGTCGATGTGGACGAGGCTACCTTGACCCCGTTTCAGTTGGTCCTGTTCATCTTGGCCCTATACCTGCGGGCCGACACATCCCAGGTGCAGCCGGACCAACTGCTCACCGACGAGGGGAGCATCTTCCCGGCCAGACTGGAAGATGGCACCCCCTGGCAAGCGTTCGTGCGCATCAAGGAGGACCGGGTACAGGTGGGGAGGGTGAGAGAGCCGGGCGAGGCATTCGACAACTTGATGCTGTGGGAGGCATCGCAAGCCCAAGAGCAGATTGCCCACATCGAGCCTACTGCCCTGCTGCCGGTTCCAGCCTGATCCATGGATAGCAGTACGCAAGATTGACAGGCCCACAACGTAGACGGTCCACGGTCGCCAACCTGCCCGGTGCGACCGTGGACCTAGGGACGGGTGTCCCGGCCACATTGTACCAGCTGGGGCACCCTTTGAAAATTCTGAATAAATAGATTTTAGGACGGGTATCCCCATGTACGACTATGGTCCGCCAGTAGTGGAAGAGAAGCAGAGCAAGACCGCTGACCTGATTCGGGCTGCTATCGGCCTGGCGCTATTCGTTGGATTGACCGTGGGGATCGTGATGGTGATCAGTCCCCTGGCTGGCTGGCTGAATCGCAAGTTGTCGACGGGTTGGGAGTTGGAACTACAGCGGGAGCGAGCGCAGCAGTGGCATGAGTTGATCATGATTGGTCAGCAGGTCGTCATCGCTGTACTGTTGGTCGGGGTTGTGGCATTGATCTTGCTCGGTGTCGTCTCGCTGATTCTCAAGATAGACCGTGCGCGGCGGATGGTCTATGCCAAGGATGGCGTCTACCCGGTTGAACGGCGAACGGTTGGCGGTGGCTGGAAGCGTGTGTTGCGCAAGTTGCTGGGCCGGCCTGTCCCGCCGATCCGAGAGATTGTGATCGATCACAATCTCTCACCAGTCCATGTGCGGGTCTATGGGGATGAAGATGGTCTACTGACTTTTCAGGGTAGTCCAGACTGGCAGGACGAGCGTAACCGACTCGCTTCTGTCCAGGCAACAAAGCAGGCCCGAAACATTCAGGCGCTGACCCACGGGGGCGGGACACATCTGCATCGACCAACCGCTGGGGCAATGCGGGCGCTGATGGAGCAACGGCAGCCAAAGCAGATGGGCTATGCTCCAAGTCCACCAGACATCGACGACGACCTACCGGTGCAAATTGTTCAGCCGACCCTTCTGGAAGCAGTCAAACAATCCGACGATCCTGACGAGTTGGTACTGGCCTATGATCCGGACACGGGCGATCCGGTCTACTGGTCGGTTCGTTATGATCCGGGGATGGCTGTTCATGGGGCACAGCGCCAGGGTAAGACCTATCTCGCCCTGGTTCCCATGCTGGCCGCAGCCGCCCAGGACTGGCACGTCATCGTCCTGGACCCGGAGGGCGGCAAGGACTTCCGGCCCTTCGCCCACGTGTTCGAGTGGCACGCCACGTCCACACAGATGGTCGTGCCGCAGCTGCAGGTCATCATGCAGGAGTTTGACCGTCGCCATGCGCTGCTGGATGAAGCCCAGGTGGGCGACTTCCGGGCGTTGCCGGAAGGCACCCTGCGCCGCACCCTGCTGGTCATGGAGGAATTCAAGAAACTGCGGGCCAGTATGGATGCCATGACTTTGCGCACCTTCGACGGACTGGTGTCCGAACTAGTGACCCGCGGGGCCAAGGTGGGGATCTACCTAATGGTCCTTGCCCAGGACAAGGGCAAGGACATGGGTGGATGGCCAGAAACCCTGGACGTCAACCTCACGGGCAAGGCGACCGTGCGCCAGGGCAAGAAAGGCTACGGGAACGTGGGCTACTTCAATGCCCACAAGCTCGGCCCTCGCGAGGTCGGCTATCAGGACACGGTTGTCAAAGCGTTCGAGGTGGCCGGCCCCAGTCTCAAGCGACTGGAAGCCCGCATCCGCCCTCCGACCCCGCTCATCCCCGATGACCTGCCGGGGCTTGAATCTCAAAATCAAGACCCATTGCCGGGAAGGGAGATCGTGCATGTGCCAGATATTCAAGACGTTGACGAGTCGTTGCAGTGGGACGATGTGGTGGACCAGTGGTTCGCTGCCAACCCGCAGGCGTTGGAAGGGCCACCCAACGGGATCAACGATCTGGCCCGGACTATCGCCGCGGCGGACGGGTATCCCCCGGACCCGGACCACGTATCGGGATGGCCGTTCAATTGGCGGCAGAAGCAGTCCGTGGCTCACGAGTACTACCATCGACGCCGGGCACAGCACGAAGCAGGGGAGTGGTCCCCGTCGTCGCCTGCTCATGTGGCTGCTACCGAAACGCCTGGGTTGGACAATGCGCCTGGGGACGAGCAATCTGTCCCGGCCCCTGGTCATGGTGCGCCAGAAGCCGAGACAACAGACCTGAGCAAGATCGGCACCTACTTGCTGCTGGACTGGCTGGAAACCTATCCTCTGGACAGCGAGGCCGGCCAGCGCATCTATCGAGAGTTGGATCGGCGCAAGGTGCCCGGTCTGCCCAGGCTGCAAAGCGTGTAGATTTGAACATCTTTCCGGTTCCCCATTGTATTGACAGAACATTCGTGCTAGAATCTGACCTATGAGACCCAAGTTGTCATCCGAGGCTATTGAAGCCATTGAAGAGATGTTGAGTCGGGCGGTCCAGGCCTCGCCGGATGGGTTTGCCCAGGTGTGGATGACAATTCACCTGGAGCCGGTAGGGGAGGGGCGTTCGGTAGTGCGCCAGTTGTCGCTCAATCCGGTGCCGGGGATGACGGTGCGTCTGCCGAGGAGCAAGCGGGGGTAGGTTTAGAGTCTTCTCAACTGAATACGCCTGACAGAAGCCAAGAGGCCGGGGCGCAAGCGGGAGACGATCATCGTCTTCGCTTGTGTCCTGGCCTTCGTTATTGAGGGTGCACGATGAAACCAGTAGACCCCTACACCCGGGCGGATGGCTGAAGTAAGTTCAGCGACCAACTGCCCTATCTGCTGGACGGTATGATTGATCGCATCCGCTCGGTTACCGAAGAACCGAGCGGTAAAGTTATAGAAGGGATTATTTGATGGCCGCTAAACAAAAAGAGCAACAGCCAGATTTTACGTTTGACGTGACGGACGTTGAGATTTGGGATATTGGCAGGGTGATTCCCTATCCGACGAACCCGAAAATTCATGACGACCATGCCGTCGCAGAAATGGCCGGGATGATCAAAGAATTTGGTTGGACCTACCCGATCCTCGTGGATGATGAGGGGGTGATTCTGGCTGGCCACAAGCGGCGCAAGGCTGCGATCATGCTAGGGTTGTCCAGAGTACCAGTCCTGGTCAAGCAAGGGCTGACCAGCGCCCAGAAGCGGGCCTACCGTATTGCAGACAATCGGCTCACGGAGAATAGCCCCTGGGACAACAGTGCTTTGATTCTAGAACTGGAAGTGTTTCGAGACGAAACGGGCGGTCTGGAATTTACGGGGTTCACCGACGCCGACCTAAGCAATCTCAAGATTTTTGAGGACGACGATGAAGCAGGAGAGGGGGAGAACGGTGGCGCTTCCGATGGCTCTCTCTTGGAGTTGATTGATGTCACCATAGACGAGCCGAAACACGAAGTTAAGCCGGGAGAAGTTTGGGAATGTGGTCGGCATATTCTCGTGTGTGCCGAGGTAGTCGATGGATGGGCGACCTGGGTCTCTTTCCTCGCTGGCGATGAAACCCTATTTGCTCCGTATGCTGGACCCTTTGTCCCGTTGAGCTTGAAATCAGAGGTCCACCAAATCGTGATGGTACAACCAGATCCTTACATCGCTGGCCATATCCTTGATCGGTACAGCGAGGTCAAGGGAGAGGATGTTATCAAGCGGCATGATTAGGACTGGGGGAAGTTGGAATCCAGAACAGCGTCAATTGTACTTCATGGCTGGGAGCTATCCGCAGGAATCCATAATGGTCACGAGAACAGAAACGGATGGAGTTTGGAACCGTGAGCGAAACCAGTATTTTTTGGCCACAAATCAAGATATGACAAAACATATCATTCACACAGGCGGTTCATGGTCGGAGGAGCAGAGGAATCGTTATTTCCTGGCTACCGACACCAATAAAACCATGGATCTAATGCAGAATGGGCGATTGATCTATCACCATCTTTTGGTTGCGGTCAATGAGATTGACGAACGCACGGAGCAGGTGATGAATCAGGCCAGTAGCCTTGGGGCGCAATGGTTCATCGATTCAGGAATCTTCAACCTCACCAACGATCACATGCGCGCCCACGGGATTACTATGGATCGGGCCTTGGCCCTGGCCCCGGAAGAAATCGACGGGTTTGATCTCCTGTTCGAGAAGTACGTTGAGATCCTCAGCCGATGGAAAGACCGATGTTGGGGATACATTGAGCTGGACCAGGGAGGAAAAGAAAACAAGATCAGGACCAGAACCAAGCTCGAAAAAATGGGCTTCCGTCCAATCCCTGTTTACCATCCTTTCAATGATGGATGGGACTATTTTGACTACTTGGCAGAGCGGTACGACCGTATTTGTTTTGGGAATGTGGTCCAGGCTAGTAACGCAGTTCGAAAGCGGTTGTTGGCTACCATTTGGCAGCGAAAGCAGAAGTACCCGGATCTTTGGGTGCATTTGCTGGGTGTCACCCCAAACCAATTCCTCAACGCCTATCCGGTGGATTCGGGAGACTCGTCAAGCTGGCTCGGGTCGGTTCGGTGGTCAGGATACACACCAAGAGCGGCACTTCGTACGTTCGGGCTGATGCCGAAAAATTTCCAATATGCACTTGGTGAGGTCGATATGCCGGGCCGGGAATATGCCAAGGCGGTTGCCATGTCCGCCTATGGGTCATCGATGGCGATCCGAGGGTGGCGCAGCTACATTGAGAGATTGAACGAATTCGGCGTGGAGGTTCATCCATGAATCAATCTGTGGTCCTCTATGCGGTGGTGCGCTTCACCGTGCCTGGTTTCCACAGGTGGCCGGGAGCGCCAGCGTCTCGAAGCTATCTCCGCGAGCGGCATCGACACCTGTTTTACATGGAAGTGAAACTGGAGACATTTCACGAGGAACGAGAAGTAGAGTTCCATGACCTCTTGGCTGAAAGCAAGGATTTGTTCCCAGGTGGAGAGCTTGATGACCGGTCTTGCGAGACGATGGCTAGAACCATGGTAAATCAAATCTCCGGCCTGTACCCAGGCCGAAGATTGGAGGTTTCGGTTTTCGAGGACAATGAGGTGGGAGCGGTGGTTACAGTAGAACCTCAACGTAACCAGGGCGGGTAATCGTAACCGTTCCGCCGAACTCGTTGAAGTAAACATACTCGCCGGTCTCGATGTTGAACTCGGTGTCTTCAACTTCGAAGGTTTCGCTGATTTCGTGCTCGAAGAAAACCTGATCGGCCCAGGCCCAATCGCCGGCGGGCTTAGGAGTGAGTTTCAAGAGCGCCAGCCCACCAGGGCGAAGATGGCGAATCCCGTTGTCGTTGGGGGCGAGTTTCAATGTCGGGCTGATAGCTTCGAGCCTCAAGGTGTACAGGTCGCCTTCCTGGTCAGTACATTCCAGAATGGAACCATCAGGGGCGGCGAACCGTGCGCCAATAAACAGGTCATTAGGAGTGGCAAATTTGGTGGAGCTAGTCATGGAAATTCTCCTTTGTTGTTTGAAATTGGTAGAGTTGCCTGCACGCCTATTGTCCCATATATTCGCCTAGAAGACTACATTGAATATAGATAAAATAAAGATAAATCTGTGTTTTGTCGTCTTAAATCTGAGGAGGTTGTTTTGTACATCATCACTAAGCAATTCCATTTCAGTGCGGCTCATGCGCTCTATGGGCTGCCTCCGGGACATCAATGTTCAGTCTTCTACCCGGATGGCCGAACAGGGCGCATCCACGGTCATAACTATGTCGTGGAGGTGGAGTTATCTGCCGAGGTTGTGGATGCCCTGGGGTTTGTTGTGGACTATGGGGATCTAGCTCCGCTGAAGACCTACATTGACCGAGAGCTCGATCACCAGAATCTGAACGAGGTTCTGCGGGCAAAGCTGCCGAATGGACAGACGAGCGCCGAGAATCTTGCTCGCCATTTGTTTGACTGGTGCCAGGATCGTTGGCCGCAGACCTCGGCGGTGCGGGTGAGCGAGACTCCCAAGACCTGGGCGGAGTATCGGCCATGATGTATCTAGTCAACGACATTTATGCAACTGTTCAGGGTGAAGGGGTTCAAACAGGCGTGCCAATGGTCCTCTTGCGCCTCCACGGTTGTGGGGTGGGGTGTCCCTGGTGTGACACCAAGGAGACGTGGAGCATCCAGCCGAAGAATGAACTTCTGGTAAAGGAATTGGACCTCTCCCCGATCTTGGGAGCGAATGCCCATTATGCGCGGCTGTCTGGTACGGAGATTGCCGTCTACATACGGAGGTCGTTCCCGGCCTTTCGTGAGGGATGGGTGTTGGTCACCGGAGGGGAGCCAGCAGACCAGGATCTGAGGGGATTGGTATCCGCCCTGCATGATGTTGGCTTTCGTGTTGCCCTGGAAACTAGCGGAACCGCTATGGGCCATGTCAACGCTCGATTTGATTGGGTTTGTGTGTCCCCAAAGATTGACATGCCGGGCGGACGAACAGTCCTCGGCGCAGCCTTGGCAGAAGCGGACGAAATCAAACAGGTGGTGGGTTCACTAAAAGACCTTGAACGGTTGGACTCTCTACTAGAAGCACACGGCATGAATCTCAAACTTGGAGTACAGGTATGTCTACAGCCAGTCAGTCAAAGCAAGAAGGCGACAGAACTTTGTCTCGAAACGGTACAGGAGAAGGGGTGGAGGTTGTCAATCCAGACCCACAAGTACATCGGGGTGTCGTAGATCACGACCGGTTGCTATGGTTGGGCCGGGAAACGTTGATCGCTCTGGGCGAAGACCCTGACCGACCCGGATTAGTTGGAACGCCGAGACGTTGGGCGAATATGTGGCGGGAATTCATCGCCTACGACCCTGGCAAAACGGAGACCGCATTTGAATCGGTCGAGGTAGATCAAATGGTGGTGGTGTCCGGGATGCGAGTGTGGAGCATGTGCGAGCATCACCTGTTGCCATTTTGGGCGGACATCAGCATTGCGTATATCGCCGGGGAAAAGGTTCTTGGGCTGTCAAAATTTGCCCGCATTGCCCACCAGTTCGCCCACCAACTACAGATTCAGGAGCGAATGGTCCAGCAGATAGCCGATGAGGTATGTCGGCTTACGGGGTCGGCGGACGTTGCGGTGTTAGCACGAGGTCAACACCTTTGCATGATTATGAGAGGAATCAAGACGGACGGGTTGATGACCACCTCGGTCATGCGTGGATTGTTCCGGGAGACCGATGCCAGAGCCGAGTTTCTATCTCTGGCCAACAGCTAAGACCTCATGGATAACCGGATCACCCCTTGGATGAAACATGGGCCAATGCACAGCCAAGTCCAAACGCAGCGGCGAGCGATGCAAGAACAATGCCATGAAAGGCAAGACGGTCTGCCATATCCATGGCGGCAAGTCGCTGTCCGGGCCGGCCTCACCATCCTTCAAGACGGGGCGGTACAGCAAGTTCCTGCCGTCCCGCCTGGCCGACCGCTACCAGGAGGCGCGCACGGACGACGAGCTGCTCAGCCTGCGGGAAGAGATTGCGTTGCTGGATGCGCGTATGGCGGATTTGCTGGGCCAGGTCAGCACGGGCGAGGCGGGAGAACATTGGCGCAAACTGAACGATCTCTACCAGTTCATCTTGCGGGCAGGGCGCTCCAAGGACACGGAAGGGCTCAATACGGGGATGGCCCGGATGGGCACGGTGT